AGGTGTTGACGTTTTCCTCAGTAGCATGTGGAATCTCGCATATCTCCAGCAAAAACAATGCTTTATTCTATTTCCTATCCAAAAGAAAAGCGCCTATAAATTAATATAGACGCTTGTTAGATATAGTCAAGACTCATTTTACGGCACGTCGGGTAACAGTACAAACCCCGTTTACTAATCCCGGACATTGTAAGCATGTAACTGTTTTGCATTTCTTGAAGGGACAATTTCTTGGTTTCATGATTTACTCCTTTTTGCTTTCCCCTTTTCGGGGTACATAACGTTATGCATCCCGAGTCTGAATTCAAGTTCCTTTTCGAGATACAAGCAATGATCGGCAAATTTGAAGAACCCAAGTTCCTCAGCTTGCACTCGGATTTCTTTGATTTGGGCAATCTTTTCCGATATAGTTTTCATATTATTCACCTCGCTTTCTTGTTGTGACGTATTTTGTTATCAGTTTGAATTTGCGCAAGTGATGGTTAATGAAAGAATTGGTTCATTATAAAGTTATGTGATAACGCTTTGTTTCTTTGTTACGTGTTACAGTGTAACCTGCTTTCTTCAGTGAATTGAGATGACTTTCGACTGCTCCCCGGTTTGCTCTCATTTCCTCGATTGTAGCTCCATTTTCAGAAAGCATGAGAAGTTCATTCTTTCCGGCTCCCGAATTTGCACTTGCCATCAGCACTTTCACAATACGTGATTTGTTTTTGATGCTTTTCGCAAGTTTTGGAAAGTGGGCGAAAATGTCAAACATCTCGCTGTAATCGGTCCCGGAGCATAACTCGAAAAACGACTTGTCATCAGTGAAACTCTTTACAAGTTTCACAATGCTTTTTTCAAGCTTTTTTACGGCCGGGGAAGCGACAAGCTTCGGGGCGCTCTTTGATACGTTCTTTGATACGTTCTTTGATACGTTCTTTGATACGGATTTATTTGTGTTCATGATAATCTCCTTTTAATGAAAGGTTATACCACTTGCACAAATTCAAACTGATAACTGTTTGTTCTATCTGTATTGAGCAAGATTAAAGCTTACATTGTCAATGTCTTGCTTGTCTTGAACTCTTCAGTTGTCAAAGAACGGCTCAAAATGAGCTAACGCTCAACGTTATACATGCAAATATCATGCTAAAAGAAGGAGTAAGGTAACTATGTGCAAATACTATGTATATGAAACCTGATATAAATCAAATAGTGTAAGATATTTCAACATATTGTAAACAATTCCGACAAATAATCAAGTAAATATTGATAACTATTGAATAATCAAAGGTATATACTAAATCATATGCTTTAAATATGTAAACAATATCGACACACATTACACGCCTTGTCATTCAAATAGTCAACACATATCACATCACATTACTTGATATGCAAAGTACAGTCACACGTCAAGGCAGACGCATAGAACGTGCTATATTGAAGCATAACATACATGCAATACAGCATTGTATTGACAAGCAAGAAAACTAATCAATACATATACCTTGTCCTATACATGAACATATACATAACTATATAAACGCTAATAGAATGAATGAGAGAAAGGATTAATTAAAAGGAAAAGAAAAAAGATAATAAAATCAAGTAGATACGCCCCCCTCGTTCTATCTGGCGAGCGGAAAATGATACTGATCGACAGGTACTGAGCATAATATTCCCTATAAAATTTGATAAAAAACCCCTCGTTCCTAAACACTAGTTCCTAAATATTATAACAATGTTTCTAAAAATCATAACTATAACACTATACCATTCACTATAAAGGAAAAGTCTTGACTTTTTTCCTTTTCTAGTTTTATACTTTCTCTGTAAGAGTATGAGAAAGGAGTGTTTTATGCAAGCACCTAATATTGATATTAGTAATAGCAGTATGCAGAAAGGATTAGTCCGTGAAGGGAAATCACTTATCGCATGGGACTGTATTCAGGAATGTCATACTGAGGATTGCCCTATTCGTAATGCTTGTTTATTTAAGCCTTTACCCACAGATGAAGTAAAGAAATGTAATGTTCAAATACAATACTTAAATGCCTTAACTGATATGGTCTTTACTACTTATCGCTATTTGAATGACGATGTTCTTTATAAAATTGGGATGCATATCATACCCCTTTATTCTATGTTATGCAGACAAAAAATTGTTGAAAAAAGTCTTATAAATATTACATTTTTAGATAATAAAGGGAATATTAAGATGCATCCTATTTATAAGGAAATTCGCGAAACTATGCGGATTATATCGGATATGTGGAAAAGTGTGGGAGTATTGTCTATGCCTGATCCTGAAGCTGGTACTGGGCGAGTAGGGTTTGGAGATAATGGACATTATGCAAAAATATCAGAGAATAGTGATAATAAGAAAGGGATAATCCGATAATGACAACTTTGATCAAACGGGTGAAAGATTTATCACAACTCAGGGAATTTGCTTTAGCAGTTATGAATCCACCAGACGAACCTGTAGGAATATTTGACTTTTCTGTTTGTGATCCTGATAAACTTCCCCCGTATCAAATATATATTCCCCTTGACTATAGAGATGGACCTGAAGGATTTATTAAGTGGTGTGAAGATAAAGTATGCATTCCTATATATCCTGAGGGGAGTGATATAGCAGTATGGACTCCTATAAAAGACTTATCTACTGCTATTCATCCTCGGTCAGGGAAAAGTTATAATTTTATATGGGAGATGCAAAAAGAAGAATTTCGTAGATGTTTGCGGATGGTTGATGGTCGATTTATCTACAAACTCATAATACTTTGTTGGATGCGGGGGGAAGGAAAATCTCTTGCTGCTTGTTTAATTCAATTGTGGAAGTTCTTTAACTGGACAAAACAACAGATAGTATTAGGTGCAAATAGTAAGGAACAGACAAAGTTTGTTCATTATGATATAATGAGAGATATTATCAGGAATAGTCCTGAGTTACTACGAATTTGTGGTACTAGAAATATACAAGAAAAAGAATTACGTTTATGTGATGAAAAAGGAAATGTTACTTCTGTAATTCGTCCTATATCATCATTTTCTGGTATAGTATCAAACATAACAGGATACACTTTTTCTGAAATGTTTGATATGAAAAACCCAAAGTTCTTCACTCAATTAGATGGTTCCGTAAGAAATATTCCTAATGCTCTTGGAGTCATAGATTCCACAGTTTCCCCAAAAACTCATGTTTTATATAAGATGTATCAATCTTTCGTAACAAGGAAGGTAAAGAGTCTTTATTTTTCTTATCGGTGTAGTAAAAATGCTGATGTTGCTGATTATTGGAATCCTAATATGGATCAACAACAGCTTGATGATTATAGAGAAAAGTTTCCTCTTGGTGACTTTGAACAATATTTTATGAATGTGTGGGGAAGTAATGCCCAACAAGTTTTTACTGCTCCTATGATAGAAGCAATTAATTATTTTGGGATAGATGGTAAACTTGCCCCTCATAGTGAAGTAATGAAGATCATAGATAGAAAAGTAAAAGTTAAGGAAATAATTGAAGAATGTATGAGAAAACAAATACCTTCTGCCTTCAATGAGGAATTAAGTGAAATTGCAGAACTACAGGCAAAATTATTTCCTGTAGAATCGGTATATTCTCTTCGGGACAAATTTGGGATTCCTACACAAGCAGAGTTGACCGATCTTGATAAACTGTCAGAACTATACGACACGAATTGGTCGATACTTGTAGGGGTGGACAGGGCTGATCCTTTGAAGAAAGATCGTACTGCTGCAAGAACAATTGTTACTGTTACTGCAAAGGGGTTAATAGGGAGTAGAAGTAATATGTTTCTTGCTGATAATGGGAATCCTTTATATCTTTATATCAAATTAGGAGTATTTCATATAGCAAGTAGTTTACTTGAAGATATAAAAATGGTTATTATACAAGCACATGAAATGTATGATGGTGTGGATGCAATATGTGGGGAACGATGGGGACTTTGGGATATAGTAGGGTGGTGTGAAGAAAATAATATAAGATTGGAACTTGTGCAATCTTTTTATGATAAACAAAAAACAGCTTTTTCGGAATTATATAGTGCGGTTAGTACAGGAAGATATAAATGTCCACCTCTTGTTATATTTGGAAGTAAAGGAGAAGATATACTTAAGGAAGAAATGAGTGTTTTCTTTCATGATGAAGATAAACGATGGTTTGGTTCTCCTGAGAAAATGGAAAAATATGGGGTTCAGGACGATTTCATGTATAGTGACGCGTGGGGAATATATGGAGGTAGAGAAATAAATGTCAATAATTTCAGAGAAAGGCACACTACACCATTCTTTGGTACAATGATTTTGAATAAAAATTTGTTGTCTTACAAAAATTTGACAAAAAATCAGTAATTTTTTCATTTATTTTGATAAATTTTATGAAAAAAGACAAAATATTGAGGAAAAGTCTTGACTTTTATGTCTTTATTTGTTATTTTAGAAGAAAAATAACAAAAGGAATTATAAAATGAATCAAAAATCAGACAAATTGACACTCGCTCTTCAAGGTTTAGCAAAACTTGATGATAATGAACTTGGTGCTATTGCTTTGCAATTTACTATGCCTTGGCAGATGGGTGAGTCGGAAGATGCTACTGATCCTGATTTTACTCGTAATTCTCAAGAAGTAGAGATGGGAAGAGAAGACTTACAACTTGCTTGTTGGGATAAGTTCAATAAAAATCCTCAAGTAGGTACTTCTGTTAAAGGACAAGCAGGACGTTTAACAGGATTTGGTTTTGAGATAAGTTCTGAAATTTCTGAAATACAAGAAGTTATTGAAGAAATTGAATTAGATCAACGAAACCGTCTTTATACTTTCTGGCCTAAATTTGTAGCAAGATCAATCATTGAAGGAGAATTATTTCTTTGCCTTACAGTACATAGTGATGGTTTTATAGAGATTGATTTTATTGACCCAAGTAATGTTGGGGGTTCTGGTGAAGATGGGGTTATTTACCATCCTCGAAAAAGTACAATGCCTCTTTTTTATTTTATCAAACAAGAAAATCCTAATACTTCAAAAGTAAATACAACTCTTATTCCTACAATTTATATAGCAAGATATCCTGAACTTGTTGCAGATGCAAGACAAGTTTCTGGTTATACAGAAGAACAAACAATTGAAAGTAAGACAAATAAAAAACAGTTTAAGAAACTTGGTGGGTTTTATAGATTTATTGTTTCTTGGGATAAAGGATTTCTTACAAAAAGAAATGTATCTTATCTTAGAACAATAATTGAATGGTTAAATCATTATGAAAATCTTAAGAAATATGAGATAGATCATAAGAAATCTGCAGGTTCTTATTTATGGATTGTTACAATGGAAGATCCTAAAGCATTTCGTCTTTGGCTTTCATTATCTGATGAAGAACGTAAAAAAACTGGTGTTTGTGCAAAGAAAACTCCAGGAAGTACACTTGTTCTTCCCCCAGGAATGAAGATTGAATGTATGAATCCCAGTTTGCCTAATATTACTGAACAAGATAATGATATATTTCATATGATTACAGCAGGTTTGAATGAGCCTGAAGATGTAACATCAGGGCAATCTAAAGGAACTTTTGCTTCTGTTAAAGCATCTCGGGGACCAATGGCAGATCGTATAGCTGATGAAGTTGCATCCTTTGAAAAGTTTTTGCGTCATGATTTTTGGGGAAGTATTTTCTTTCTTAAATCAGTAATTTCTGGATTTCCTACTAAATTCTCACAAAAAGTTGCCACTGATTTTAAAAATCAAAAACCTATATTTTCAATAGTAAAGAAACGTCCTGAATTACTTCTTTCTATTAGTTTCCCAACTTCTCAAGTAAATGACACTGAAGGTGTAGCAAGAGCCCTTCTTGGTGTGAAACATGGGTCAACATTTGAGACTTTAGGTATTCCTAATGAGATAATTGCTAAGAAGATGGGATTTTCTAATTACCGTAGAATGAGATTGCAACAAGAAACTGAAAAAGCAAATTACCCAGAACTTGCATTATCTGTAGATCAAGCTGCAATAGCAGGACAAGGCACTAATCAAGATGCTGCACCTGTAAAGAAACCTTCTCTTGTAAAAAGAGCAAAAGCAGGAGAATAACCATGTGTGATTGTGAAAATTGTGATTGTGAAAAGAAAGATGAGTATATAGGTTGGATATGCCCTAGATGTGGGGTAAGTCTTTCTCCTCAAATTGATTTTTGTGCTTGTTCTTATCAATACATAGAAATAGCACACATAACACCTTTTAAAGTATGGTCATTTAAGAAAATGATGGATTGTCTACGAGAAGGATAAATGAGTAAAGAATATTGTGAAATATGCAAACAAAGATTATATTGTCCTATTGAATTAGTTCTTGAAGTTACAAAACATATGCGTGGATGTGGATTAATTCAGAAAGTACAAGAAAAATTAGGACATCATCATTGTTACTGTGTGAGAGAAAATAAAGAATGGATTAGATTAATTTAAATAAATATCCTGTGAGAACTATAAATATAGACTATTTAGGTCTGGCTGAGAAATCAGAATAAGAGATAGTTACTCACAGGATTTAAAATTAAGGAGATAAGTAAATGAAAAAGGAGATAAGTAAATGAAAAGGATTATTATTTTAGTTTTAATGTGTTTATTAATGGGCTCTACTACATCGTGGTCTGAAACAGTTCACCCAGAAAGTTTTACAGCAGCAGGTACCATTGCAATTACAGATAAATTAGTTATATATCAAACAAATGCATGGAAAACATTAACAATTGAAGCTTTGGATACTTATTTAGGAATTAGTACTGGTTCAGATACAAATTATTATTTAGAAATAACGAATAATACATCAAGAACACCAACAGCAAGTAAAAATCAATTATATCCTGAAGCAAATATTTGGAAAGTTAATCAAAATGGGGCTGAATCAAGTATGTGCATTGGTCCTACAGCAACCCAAATAGATTTCAGTGGTACTTTAACAAATACCTATCTTTGTACGTTTGCAACAGGAGGAGTAATTAGTTGCAATACTAACCCTGCAAGTTATGAACCTGATATTACTTTTGGAACAGGGGTATTAACTGCTCTTGGTATTAATATAGGTTCAGCAGGGGCACCTGTTTTATTTAATGGTAATATAGGTGTATCTGCTGGAACAAGTCTTGCACTTACTGGTAATTTAACTGGACTTGTTCCTCCTATTGTGCTTACTCATGCTTCTGGTGTTCATGATGGTAGCAACGATCAAGCAATAATGACTGATAGTGGGGAGTCTTTTACTACTTCTTCGATGGTAGGAATGACAGTATATAATGTTACTGATGTTTCTAGTTGTACGGTAACAGCTAATGATGGGACTACGATAACTTGCACATTAGCAGGAGGAACAGATAATAATTGGGATACTAATGATGTTTGGCAAGTAGGACCTGGGCCAAGTCAATCAGGATCTGTATTTTATGTAGGATTAGTGTCTACAATTAGACACCCAGCTACAGTAGGTTACGCAGCCGGGTATATGTCAACAACTACCGGGATTGTTACAATAGAAGTAGCTAGTAATATGGTTCTCACATATTGTACTGCGGCAGCGGTTGATGCAGGGGATACCATTGATTCTCCTGCTACAGCAGGTTCCATGACATGGATACATAATCAAAGTGCAACGATAGGGGCTTGTCATGGTCAACGGAATACTTGGGTTGACGGAGGGGCATCATGATAAAAACAATTCTAATGATATTGTTATTTTTTTGCATAGCAACCTCCTGCTATGCAGGGGGATTGATAATGGGTGGTGGGGTATTAACAGTCGGGGGTTCTACTTATGTTGGCTGGCCTAACTCCGATGGGACGCCAACAGGGGCACCCACTAGTGAATCAGTAGCGGGGGAAGATGCTATTGTTACAACTCAATGGACTGCAACTGAGAATGGTACTATTAAAACAATTCAGTTTTATACAGGTTCACTTTGGGCAGCTGATGGGGCATCTGTAGTAGTCTATAAAGACATTACAGGAACTAAGACTTTAATTGGTAAAGGGACTGCAACTGTACCTGGAACTGCCCAATGGATTGCAAAAACGACTGTGACAGTTGAATCTGGGCAAAGTCTTACTTTTGCAACGAATGATGTATTATATTTTGGGGTATATTACTATGATATTTTGGGTAGTAGCTCAAGAGTCGGGCGTGAAGATGCTGGCGGAACTGGGGGGTACTATCAAACATTATCCGGAGAAACAGGAACTCCACCTGCGACTTTTACGAGCACTCTATCAGCTAGTCGTCTTATGTCGTTTATTCTGGAGTACGAATGATGCGGAGATTAATACTATTTGTATTCTGCCTATTTATATTCGGGGCTAATCAATCGTATTCGGCTACAGGTGATGTTCTTGGGACATCATTGATCAGTACCAGCCCAGGTGATTATGGATGTAGGGAGATTGTAACTGGTATCGCCAATGGTTGTTATTCTGATACAGGGGTTTGCGCAAAACTCAATGCTGCAGACGGAAACTGTACCGCTTTTTTCGATATAAATGTTACAGATGCCCCCGAAGTGACGATCGTATGGTATGAAAAATATGATGTTTGGCCGTTGACATGGTCAAGCGGAGGATGTAAATCAATCCGACCGTTTAATGGTGGTTCAGATGAGAACTACCTGGCGGCTTTAATTACTTTTTTCGGGTCGAACACCCTATATGGGACGGTTGCCTATGGGGCAACGACAGGACTTTTGACCCCTACTGCTGCAATGGGGACTATGAGCACTAGCGGGGATTATTGTCAGTCCAATGGGGACGGGACTTATGATTGTGCTACCCATTGGAAATCATATAATATGCTTGTTGGCGGTGTAGGGGGGATGGGTACTAATTGGCGAAAAATGCGTCAATATGTTAAAGTACCCTCTACCATTGGCAGTACTGACGGGGAAACAAAATTATGGATTGATGATGAATTGATTTATACCTTGGTAAATTTTGATAGATCAGGTGGAGGGGCAAACATAACATCGATCAGACTCGCTCCAATAGATGAGTCGGCAACTGCTCACGGTCATTGGTATGACGATATGACCACCTATGAGGGGTATGTCCCCCCCACTGATGAAGTCCCTACTGTAACATCTGCCGCCGTTAATGGATCGACAGCTACGATAAATTTCTCAGAACCTGTTGTAACGTCAGGATATGATGCCGCAGATTTTAACTTGGATTGTTCAACGGCAGGGACGGATATATCTCTTACTTCTCCGTCAGGTTCAGACTCAAGTCGGACATTTACCGTCGCCTCGTCTATCGGATACGGAGATACTTGCAATCTCGATTATGTAGGCGGGGCCGATGATATAGAGGGTACCACTGGCGATGATCTTGTTACATTTTCAAACACAGCGGTAACTAACAATACACAAGAAAGTAGTGGGAATTTCAAACGATCAGGGACAATACTCTCAGGTGGATATTTATTTTATTAAAAGGGGATGAAAATGGATGGTGTTACAGTAATCATTCCAGCTAGGAATGAGGTTTATCTTCAAAGAACTATTGAGAATGTCCTCGAAAATGCCCGAGGAGAAATAGAAGTAATTGCTATATGTGATGGGTATTGGCCAGACCCTCCTATTAAAGATGATCCTAGAGTTAACATTATTCATCATACTGAACCAAGAGGACAACGACAATCTATTAATGAAGCTGCCAGAGTAGCAAAAAGCAAATTTATTATGAAGTTGGATGCTCATTGTGCTGTTGATGAAGGATTTGATGTAAAACTAATAGCAGATTGTGAATATGAGTGGACTGTTATTCCAAGAATGTATAATCTTGATCATGAAACATGGTTACCTAAAACACATAAACGAACAGATTATATGTTTATTGGGTGGAATGATAAAAATGAATTAAGATCCTTGTATTATACAGGGCAAGAATGGAAAAAATGGCATCATAAAGAAGAAGAAATTGGGGACACGATGGGCTGTATGGGTCCTTGTTTCTTTATGCATAAAGATAGATTTTGGGAACTAGGCGGGTGTGATGAAGATCATGGCAGTTGGGGGCAACAAGGTATCGAAGTTGCTCTAAAAGCATGGCTTTCTGGTGGTAGAATGGTAGTAAATAAGAAAACTTGGTTTGCTCATTGGTTTAGAGGAGGTATAGGTTTTCCTTATAAAATAACAGGGCATGAAGTATCTATAGCAAGACGACATTCAATGGATTTATGGCTTAATAATAAATGGGGTAAACAAACAAGAAATCTTGCTTGGGTATTAGATAAATTTAAACCCCCTACATGGGAAGATGTTAATTTATCAAAATGGAATATAGGAGAAACAACAATGGGAAGAGAAAGAGTTTCCGAAGAAAAAAGAACAGAATTACAAGCATTTTTCTATAAAAATATACATCTTGTAGGGAAAGACCCAAGATGGCGTGGCATTAAAATGATAAAGATGCCAACGGATATTGTACTTTATCAAATGGCAATTTTTGAAAAGCAACCTGATTTTATTGTTGAAATAGGAACTGCTTATTGTGCTTCTGCATTGATGATGGCAGATTTTCTTGAAATGACAGGTAAAGGGATGGTTATTAGTATTGATCCTTCTCCTCGTGGTCCTCTTATTTCTCATCCTAGAATTACTTATTTAAAAGGGAAATCCAATAATGAAGAAATTATAAAACAAGTTAAAGAAATTGTGGGTAATGGTTCAGTTATGGTATCTATCGACGGAGACCATCACAGAAGTCAAGTAAAATGGGATTTGTATAAATATCGTCATATTGTAACCCCAGGTCAATATATGGTTGCCGAAGATTGTTATGGAAGACAAGGAGAACTTGTTGGTCCAGGAGAAGCAAGAGATTGGTTTTTACATAACCACAAAAATTTTATTTTAACTGATTTTGATAAAAGATTTCATTTTGGTTTTACTAAAGATGGGTGGCTCTTGAGGACCAAGTAATGAACCAAAATGCAAAGAAAGACTTGACTATATTATTTTATACCTGCAATCGTATATCTCCAAAGATAATGGATCTTGTAGTGGAAAGTTTGAAAACTTTCCACTATTCTATAGTTAGTATTTCTCAAAGAACTATGGATTTAGGATATAACGTAGTAGTTAAAAAAGAAAGATCAGTAAAAAATATATATAGACAAGTTCTTTTAGGTGCTAAATTAGCACGAACAGAATATGTTGCATTAACCGAAGATGATTGTTTTTATACACCAGAACATTTTTTATTTCGACCTGTACATTTTGGTTATAATTATAATCGTTGGAATCTTCATATGAGAGAAGGTGTTTTTTCTCGTAGAGCAAGACCAGTATTATCTCAATGTATTGCTAATAGAAAAACATTGATTGCCACGTTAGAAGAACGATTAGCATTGAAAGATTTGCCTGATAATATGTGCGGTGAACCTGGTCGTTTAGAAAAACAGTTAGGGATAACTCGTTACAGTCTTGAAACATTTGAAACAAAATTACCAAATATGATTGTGTGTCATAGTTGGGGTATTCTTGGTCATAAAATAGTTGCTTCTAATGCAGTTGATTACATAGAAGGATTAGGGCAAGCATCTGATTGGATAAGGAGATTATCATGAAAAGTTATTTTTTACGTTTAGTAGGTAGATTTTATTCTTAGTTAGGAAAAACAGAAAACACTTGTACTTTTGAATTTCCTTGTAAAGATTATCATGAAAAATGTCAAAAGACAATGGATTCTTTAAAAAACGGATAATTTTATGAAACTACATCTTGCCAATGGGACTGTCTATTTAGATGGATATACCAATATTGATATAGTAGGGAAACTTGCGTATATGCATCTTGATCTTGCAGACCACAATAGAACTACGATTGATAAATATTATAAATTTCCTTTTCGTCAAAATAAAGACAATAATGTAACAGACATTCATGCTGATGCAAGAAATTTACCTTTTAATAATGATGAAGTAGATGAAATTCTTACTGTAAATTTTGTAGATCATTTAAAGAAAGAGGAATTTATAATAGCTTTATATGAATGGAAACGAATTTTAAAAATAAATGGTACTTTAATAATTGATGTTGATGACCGACGTAAACAAGCAGAAATATTGACAAGTGCGGAAACAAATGAAGAGATTGAATGGGCATTAAGATTGATTTACTGCGATCATGCTTCAGAAGGACGCACACATTTTTGGGGGTTTACACCTGATTATTTACAGCATATTGTGGAACCTATAGGATTTAAACAGATTTGGACGAGGACAGACTACATTGTCCACGATTGTTACCCGAATTTTCAAAGTTGTTTTCAGAAAGTGTGATATGAAAATTAAGACTATAATTTTTAGTAAAAATCGTGCTTGTCAGCTTGAAACCTGTATTAGAAGTGACAACCAATTATCAACTGTCATCTATACTCATGATGATGAATTTGAAAGTGGTTACGTCAAATTACGAACAATGTATCCTCATATTGAATTTATAAGAGAGTATAATGATTTTAAACAATTGGTGATAGAAAATCTTGGAGAATATACAATGTTCCTTTGTGATGATGATATAAGATTACTTCCATTTGATGAGGAAGTACAAGAGAAATTTAATATATTTGAAGAATTTAAAAATTCCATTCTTTGTTTGAGTTTGCGACTTGCCCCTTTTATGATTAATAGTCCTGAATTTTTAATTCATGATTATATGTGGGAATGGAAAGGTAAATATCGTTCTTGGGGTTATCCTATGTCAGTAACTTCAACTATTTTTAGAAAAACAGATATTTTACCTATTATAATTAATAAGGAATTTTGTAATCCCGTTGAATTAGAAGTAGTATTAAGAAATAATATTCCTGATAAACCATATATGATTTGTTGTAGTAAACCATATTTTATTAACAATCTTGCAAATCATATTATAGAAGGTCATTATAGAACAGCAAGACAATCTCCTGAATCTCTCGAAGAACAATTCTTGTTAGGAAAAAGAATTAATATCGAAGATTTAAGAGAAAAAGCAAAGAAGTATAAACAGTGTTTCATGGTAGAAAAATACATTTTTGAGGAGAAATAAAATGAGAGTAAAAATTGAGAATGTTTGGTATGATAGTGAAAAACAACCCATTTGTATTCAAATCAGTGAAGAAGAAAAAACGCAGATTGGTGTTATCAGTTCAAAACTTGGTGGTAAATATGCAGCATTTTCTGATTCTATTGAATGGTCATTAGAAGAAAAAAGTAAATGGATGAAAGAATAATAAAATGAAAAAGACAATCCTGTACCTTACGGAGAATAGATTAGATCCAAAAATAGCTGAACTTTGTATTAAGTATCTAAAGATTGCAGCAGGAGATAATCCTATAATTTCTGTGTCACAAAAACCCATAGATTTAGGAATAAATATATGTGTTGGTGCCATTGGACGTAATTGGTTAAATATTTATAAACAGCAACTTGAAGGTTTGAAAGTAGCAACTACTGATTTTGTTGCAATTGCCGAACATGATGTATTGTATACAAGTGAACATTTTGATTGGAAACCTCCTGCAAATGATACGTTTTATTACAACTATAATTGTTGGTTTGTTGAATGGGGGGGTCATCATCCTGAATTAAATGGGATGTATAGTTTTTGGAATAGACAAAGAAAAGCATTATCTCAATTGATTTGTGATAGAAAATTACTTATTGAATCTATTGAAGAAAGACTTGTTTTACTTGAAGGAGGATTGAGAATATTAAGAAGATTAGGAGAACCTGGTGCTTTTCCTCCTGAAGTTGTTACTGCTGCTAGAATTGCAGTTAGTGGAGACTGCAAATATTTGTCACCTTATTTAGAGGAACATTTGAGAAAGTTTAAATCTGAAGTATTTAAAACAAAAAATCCTAATTTGGATATTCGTCATGATTCAAATTTTACAGGTCCTCGTAGGGGAAAGTTAAGAAGATATGAATTAAGTCCTTGGGGAGAATTTAAAAATATTATAGGATAAATGCAGTGGCAATTTCATTAGGTACACCTACATCAAGCACTAATCAAGTAAACTCCGGGGCTTTTAGTTTTGCTCATACTCCTGATGCAAATACTAAATGTCTTGTTGTAGTTGTTACTGGTTATGATACATCTGATACTGATTCAGTAATTAATAGTGTTGTATGGGATGCTGCTGGAACACCTTTATCTTTTACACAAATTCCTGCAGGAAGATATAGAGTAGGAGGAACTTCTTCTTTTATTTCTATTTGGTATTTGAGAAATCCTCCTACTGGTTCTGCAAAAAATATAACAGTCACACCAGCAGGCACTTGTACTGATATACAAGCAACTTGTCAACCTTTAATTAGTACAATTAATGGTATTATTTATAATACTGCTAATTCAAGTGCTTCAACAGAAACTCCTCATACAGTTACAGTTACAGGAGTAGTTACAGGTGCTTATGGTATAGGTGCAATTGTTGATGCTGCTGATACTGTCATAGCAGGGTTGGCTGTTACTACTGGCGCCCAAATAAATACTGAATGGGACATGGGCTCACAAGTTGTAGGGGCTGCTTCTGCTGCTGAATCTGGTGGAACTTGCGTAATTGCATGGAGTAGAACAGCTACAGGGAATAGTTGGGCACAAGTAGCAACATTTGTTGAAGGTGCAGTCAATAGTGCAAGTTCTTCTCCCTCTTCGTCACCATCAACTTCTCCATCATCTTCTCCATCATCTAGTGAAAGTTCTTCACCTTCTACTTCACCGTCAACAAGTGAGAGTTCATCACCTTCTACTAGTCCTTCTACTTCACCGTCAACAAGTGAGAGTTCATCACCTTCTACTAGTCCTTCTACTTCACCGTCAATGTCTCCTTCAACTAGTGAGAGTTCTTCTCCATCAACGTCTCCTTCTACTTCTGAAAGTTCTTCTCCATCAACAAGTGAAAGTTCAAGTCCTTCTACTTCTGAAAGTTCAAGCCCATCGTCTTCAGAGAGTTCTTCACCTTCATCTTCTGAAAGTTCAAGTCCTTCATCTTCAGAAAGTTCTTCACCTTCTACTTCACCGTCAACAAGTGAGAGTTTATCACCTTCAACAAGTTCATCAACTAGTCCTTCAACTTCTTCAAGTACGAGCCCTTCATCATCACCTTCAACAAGCCCCTCATCTTCTGAAAGTTCTTCACCATCATCATCTCCTTCTGCTTCTGAAAGTTCTTCACCGTCAACAAGTCCTTCGACTAGTGCAAGTTCTTCACCAAGTTCAAGTCCTTCACCAAGTACAAGTGAATCTAGTAGCCCTAGTTCTTCACCTTCTCCTGAAAATAGATGGGTTGATCAAACAGGAGATATTTGGGTAGATGAAAATGGAAATGAATGGGTATCAGGAGCAGTTTCATCACCTTCAACTTCACCTTCAACGAGTCCTTCTACTTCTGAAAGTTCAAGTCCATCGTCTTCAGAGAGTTCTTCTCCTTCTACTTCATCTTCAACAAGTCCTTCAACTAGTGAGAGTTCAAGTCCATCATCTTCAGAAAGTTCTTCACCTTCAACAAGTGAAAGTTCAAGCCCATCAACAAGTCCTTCGACTAGTGAGAGTTCAAGTCCTTCTACTTCCGAAAGTTCTTCCCCTTCATCGTCAGAGAGTTCATCACCTTCTACTTCACCGTCAACAAGTCCTTCATCTAGTGAAAGTTCGTCACCTTCAACAAGTCCTTCAGCAAGTTCTTCAACTTCAGAGAGTTCTTCACCAAGTTCGTCACCTTCATCAAGTGAAAGTTCAAGTCCCTCAACTTCTACTTCAACGTCACCTTCATCAAGTGAGAGTTCATCTCCTTCTACTTCTCCAAGTGAAAGTACCTCAACTAGCCCTTCTTTGTCATCAAGTAGTTCACCATCAACTTCTGAAAGTTCAAGTCCTTCAACTTCACCATCAACGTCCCCTTCAACTAGTGAGAGTTCTTCACCGTCAACGTCTCCCTCTATTTCTGAAAGTTCTTCTCCATCAATAAGTCCTTCAACAAGCCCTTCATCTTCTGAAAGTTCAAGCCCTTCATCTTCAGAAAGTTCTTCACCTTCATCTAGTCCAAGTGCAACTGAAGGTTCACATACTACTAGTTCTTCTCCATCATCAAGTTCTTCAACAAGTCCTTCAACAAGTCCAAGTACAAGCATATCTTCTTCTCCAAGTGAGAGTCCTTCATCGTCAGAGAGTTCTTCTCCTTCATCGAGTGTTTCTTCTTCCCCATCTTCTTCCCCATCTACTTCATCAAGTGATAGTCCTTCTACTTCACCTTCTACAAGTATTTCTGCTTCACCTTCTACAAGTGAAAGTTCTTCACCTTCAACAAGTCCTTCGACTAGTGAGAGTTCAAGTCCTTCATCTTCAGAAAGTTCTTCTCCTTCTACTTCATCTTCAACAAGCCCTTCGACCAGTCCTTCTGTCAGTCCTTCAACAAGTGAAAGTTCATCCCCTTCAACAAGTGAAAGTTCAAGTCCTTCAACTTCCTCTTCAACAAGTCCTTCTGCTAGCCCTTCTGCTAGTCCTTCAACTAGTTCTTCAACAAGCCCATCAACAAGTGAAAGTTCAAGTCCTTCAACTAGTTCTTCAACAAGCCCTAGTTTAAGCCCTAGTTCAAGTCCTTCAACTAGTCCTAGTTCTTCCCCATCAACTTCTGAAAGTTCAAGTCCCTCAACTTCACCTAGTAGTTCCCCGAGCATTACCCCTTCTACTAGTCCAAGCCATAGTTCATCAACTAGTCCTAGTTCAAGCCCTTCTGCTTCTTTAAGCACAAGTCCTTCATCTTCACCTTCCCCATCACCTTCAACTTGTGGGGAAACCCCAAATAATAGAACGATAAAAATTGTAAATGATAATCGAACTATCACAATTGCAAAAGAAAATAGATCATGGGGTATTAAAGGAGAATAAAATGGGCAATATTAGAGTAACAGACATGGCATCTATTGTTAAACACCCTTCTGCTTATTTAGATTATGAAATAGATTGGACATTATGGCTTGATGGGGATACATTAGCAACTTGTGAATGGGATGTTCCTGCAGGAATAACTAAAGAAACTAGTGTATATAACACGAATGTTGCTACTATTTGGTTATCTGGAGGAACTGATATGGTAAATTACACTTTGTTAAATAGAATAACCACAACTTTAGGAAGAATTGAATGTAAAGAAATTATTATAAAAGTGAGGACCTTAGGAGGAAGTTAAAATTTTATGAATAGGTAAGAAAAGTCTTGACTTAATTTTTCATATATGATATTTGATAGAATAATATAAGTTTGTGAGGGGGTGTTTTGTGAAACAGGAAACCTTAAAATTAAAAAAATCTGCAATGCAATTCATTGAAGAAAACTGTTTTGCAGTAACCAATAATTCTGATGAGGGAAAACCTTCATTAGAAATGATAGCATATTCTGGCAAAACTATTAAAGGTCATTGGTATTGGGGAGATGTTGCATTTGATGTAAGTGGATTCTCTTTTGCAAAGAAAATACCCATTCTCGAAGATCATTATACTTCCAAAAAAATAGGTTTTGCTACAAAAATAAATAAAGACAATAATCAACTTACTATTGGTGAGGGATTTGTTTTTATAGATACGCCTGAAAGTCTTGCTTTTCGTCAAAATTCGTTAGCAGGATTTCCATATCAAGCATCAATTTATGGTATTCCTACAGTAATTGAACAACTAAGTGAAGGAGAAACTGCTGAGGTAAATGGTTACACTTTCAAAGGACCAGGAACAATTTGGAGAAAAACAATTCTTAAAGAAGCTTCAATTTGTACATTCGGTTATGATCCTAACACGAAATCTGTAGTAATGTCAGAAGAAGATGAAGAAGTAATGGTTGAATATCTTACAGAAAAAGATTCAACAGAAGAAAACAAATTTAGCGAAAAGGAGGAAACAAACATGAAGGTCACCGTAGATCAGTTTAAAACAGAAAGTCCTGAAGAGTATGACGCTGTTGTAAAAGAAATTGAAGCAAAATTTTCGGGTAAATTGGCATCTCTTGAAGCAGAACTCAAAACAGCAAAAGAAGCAAATGGTACATTGGCAGATACGAACAATAAACTTTCTGAAGAAATTAAAGGGGCAGAAGTTCGCTTGCTTGCATTGGAAAAAACTGAAATTCTTCGTCATGAAAAAGACCTTACTAATTCTGCTAATGAAATCTTTAATGTGAAGTTTGTTGAAGCAGAAATTCCCGAACGTTTGCATGATAAAGTAAGAAGGTTGATTACTCATGAAGCGTTTATAAAAGAAGGTGAATTGGATGTTGAAGCGTTCACCGCTGCTGTTGTTACTGAATTGAAAGACTGGACTTCGGAAGAAGATTCTACAGTTCATGGTTTTAGTGTACATTCTAAAAATTTCGATGGTGGTTCAAGTGCTAAAGAAATGGAATCGGACGCAATCGTTAATCGGATGCTTAATCATTGCGGGCAGACCCCCGCAGAAAAAAAATAATAAACAATAAATAAAAGAGGAGGTTTTAAAATGAAAGTGATAGGTGGAAGTATTCCTCAGATGGTTCAAAATCCGGATGGTGCAGGCATCAAGAAGTTGTTTCATTCTCAGAGAGACATTGCCCTCATTCTGGACAAAACACTTGCTCCTGGTTATGGTGTATTGAAAGCAGGTACAGTTCTTTGTGTCAACACTTCGGCAGCAGGGAATGTGGGGAAATTGTATCCTTATGTTCCTGTTTATGGTTCTCAGGTAGCTGCTCTTAATACTGATGCAGCACTTGGTGTTGCTGCAATGGTAGCAAATGCTTCGTCTGGTCATGTTTATGTAAGTATCGAAGATTCTTACAAATTCATTGTTGGTGATCAACTTTACTTCGAGAATACATCAGGCGACGGTCTTGTAAATTGTGGTGTTATAACTGCTATTGACCGCACTACGGTGTCAATTTATGCAGACATAACTTGTGGTGCTTTTACTGCAACGAATGGAACTACTGCAAAACATGCTTATGTGTATGTTGTTTCTGGTTCTACTCCGTATTCGATTGCCAAGTATGTTCTTGATAAAGATGTAGACACTGGTATTGGTGAAGATGCTGTTGGTGCATTGGCGACTGTTGTTCTTTCTAATGCAATTCTTTATACAGCATCTTTAATAAATATGACAGCCGCAGCGATTACTTCTCTTGGTGCTGTTACTGATGGTCGTTTTACTATTCTTAAATAAACAAAATAAATACTAAGGGAGGTTAAATCAAAATGAAAGGTACACAAGGAATACCAGCATTGCAGTTAGAGACACTGAATAAACTTATCTCGAAATTGGATAAGGTGCCGTCTAACTTTTTTTCTAACTTGTTTGCATCTGTACCGTATCCTTCGGATACAATTAAATGGGAAACTGAATACACTTCTGGCGGGATGACCCCGTTTGTTGCTCCTGGTTCCATTGCCCCGACTATCGGGATTGATGGAATTGGTCAGTGTGAAGCGCGGGCAGCTTACTGGAAAGAAAAAATGTTTTTTGATGAAGAATTTTTAAACAATCTTCGTCAACCTGGTACTACTGCAACTTATGATACTGCTGAAAGAAAACTTGCTAAAGGTGCTAAAAAACTTCAGTATCGTTGTCAACGTCGTAGGGAATGGATGCTTGCATCTATGATTGTAAATGGGTCGATTAGTTACAATATTAACGGCGGGGCAAAATTCACTGTTAGTTATGGTGTTCCTTCTACACACCAAGTAACCCTTGATCCTACTACAAGAAACTGGGTTACAGGAACATCTCGTAATCCTGTTGAAGATATTTTTGATGGCAAAACTGTTCTTTCTACTGATGCAGGAGTTCAACCTGATTATTGTATATTGAATAGTGAACTTTTGAAAGTCCTCATTCTGGATTCTAAAATTCAGGCTCTTCTTGAAAAATCGTCTTTCGGTAATGGTGATCTTTTCTCTAATCCAGGTCCTGTTCTTGCTGCTCTTCTTGGTGTTGGTAAATTGACTGTTTATGATGAACTTTATGAAGTTCAGGGTTGGTTGACTACTACTCCTGGTAGCACAACTATTTATCTTGATGATACTACTGATTTTGAAGTAGGTGGTACAGCAAGATTTATCAACACTGTTACTTACAATACTTGGGAAGATGAAACAATTACGGCTGTTGATCCTGTAGCAGGGACTATTACTGTTCTTGCTCAACCTTCCGCTACGTTTGTTGGCGGGCGTGATAAAGTTGTTATGAGGAAGAAATTCATTGACGATGATACTTTCCTTATGTTGGCAACTAATGTTGGTGGGGATGCAGTTGCAGAATTTATGGAAGCTCCTTATGGTCTTGATCGTAGGTGGGGTTTCTTTGCTGATACAAAAGATGAATGGGACCCGGAAGGTATGTGGCTTCGTGTTCAGGATAAAGGTCTTCCGGTCTTTTATCATCCTGATGCAACTTACAAATTACATTGTCGGTAATAAGTAATACTAACTACTACATATAAGGGGTAGTTAATTCTACCCCTTATATAGCAAAGGAGGTTTATTGTGTCTAACTACTGTAAAAGAGAAGCAATAAACCGTTTGCAAGAGGCTGTAGCAACAATGCAGGCTCAAGTGTTAGTTTTGCAGACGGCAGTTGCTAATTTGAAGATATATGTACCAAACAGTCCTTCAACTTCACCGAGTTCTTCGCCAAGTGCATCCTAAAGGGGGTTTATCATGGCTGATTATACCATAAGAGAAGCCCTTAATAGGTTACAGGATGACTGTGATGTTTTAGCTGCTGCACTTGCAGTTTTGGAAGTGCAAGTTGCTCATATGAACTTGTATTCACCACATAGTCCTTCACCTTCTACTAGTCCTTCTACTTCACCAAGTTCAAGTCCTTCGACTAGTGCAAGTTCTTCACCAAGTTCAAGTCCTTCACCAAGTACAAGTGAATCTAGTAGCCCTAGTTCTTCACCAAGTACAAGTGAAAGTTCAAGCCCTTCAACTTCACCAAGTACTAGTGCAAGTTCAAGCCCTTCAACTTCTTAATTTAACACCATAATCTCTAAGGAGAAAGAACACAATGAAAGTACAAGTAAAGGTAAATTTAAAACTTGAAAACAGTAGCATTATTGATGCTGGAACGATTTATGATGACTCAAAAGAACCGTTTCCAACTCATGTTGTAAATAATCTGGATAATATCAAGATAATCAAAAAACTTTCAGTAAATGCTCCTGTTGAAGCAAAACCTGTTAAAGAAGCAAAAGAAGATAAAGCTGTCCCGAAATTAATTAAAAAAGCAAAATAATCGAGGATGTTATGGCCACACTTACTGAAATAATTGTTGCCGTTGGGGTGTTACTTTCAACATCTTCTACTATTCTATCCAGTGATGGATATGAATCTGCTGTTGATTCTGCTATATCCGAGTTGGGTTGGACTCTTCCTGAAACTGATCCAACTCGGGTGTGGTGGATTACTAAACGGGCTTTACGTCATTCTTGTTTTATTTTGTGGGTGGCTTCAGCACAAAAATTTAAGTATAATCAAATAAATTTGCAAATGAGGTTTGATCATTATAAAAGTTTGATTGAACAGATGGATAAAGAATTTGAAGATGCGATGGCTGTTAATCCTGGATTATTTGGAGGGGTTGATTCTTATAAATTTTTTGGAACTGTAATTAATGCAGGATTTCGTTATGATTATCTTGGAAGAGACATAACACATGATGATTTGCTTTCTTATATTAATGTAGGTGAAATTTTATGAGTGAAGATTTAGGACCAGACATTGCAGAAGTGATCAATGAATTAGGATCGACTTTTACGATATTAAGGTCACCTACAAATTTAACTGAAATGATCATTAACACTATGCGAGAAATGGTTAGAGAACCTTCTTTTCAAGAACGTCATTTTGATGCAACTCTTATATGGAATACTGTTGTTATTCCTGGAGATATATTACAATCGAACAATGAAACATTTATTGTAATGAATAAAACCGCAGATACTTTTGAAGATTATATAGTTAAATATAATTCCATATTTTTTAAATGCAATATTGAAGATGTAAGAATATTAATACCTGCAGATGAACAAAATGCATCTTTTGAAGTTACAAATAAATGGACAGTGAGAAAAGACCCTGTTTACGGTTTACTCATTAATAATTTAAGATCAGCAATTATGAACAATGAAGGATATACAGGAAAAGAACCTACATTTAAATTACAATGCTTTGTACCTGCTTCTTATGGTACAGAAAGATTTGATCGTCTTTATATTTCTGCTACTGATTATTATAGAGTAGAAAGCATTGAAAAATATGAATTTCCAGGTATTCATGTTCTTTATCTTGTTGAAGATGATAGAGTGGAAGGTGTTATTTCTTCTCCTTCATCTAGTCCGAGTTCTAGTCCGTCTCATTCACCGAGTACGAGCCCAAGTTCATCACCGAGTGCATCATGAGCCAGATATTTGTAAATTGTATTCATTGTGGGAAGAGATTAATTGAGAAACAAGAAGATGGGAAATGGTATTTTGCATTTGGCAAACATAATGAAGAAGGTTCAATACCAGTTGAAATTTATGCAATGGGGGCAATAAAAATAAAATGTCTTAGAAAATCCTGTCATAAGTGGAATGTGTTTAACAATTTTAATATAGAGGACATATAAAATGGGATGTTCTGGTAAAGGATCTAAAAAAGGAACTAAAAAAGGTGGAAAAGGAAAGTAAATGTTATTTTGGAACTTTCGACAATTTCAAACTGATTTGAATAATTTTTGTGAAAAGGAAGTTCCTACTGAATTTAAATGTAGACAAATTGAGATTATCATATTTTTATTTAATGCCATTAGAAGTAGATGCCCTGTAGCACCAGATAATTCTCAATGGGAGGGATTTAAAGGAGGTTTTGCTTTAACAAATTGGAGAGTATCAATGAATACTCCCCCAAGTGATACAGTAGGACAATATGGTAATCCGACAAGATTACGAACAACTGAAGAAATAAGAGGTCAACTTTCGACATTAAAACAAGGAACAAAGTCAGGACAAGGATTATTTGATATTATTTGGGTTTTTAATAATGTTCATTATATCCCATTTATTGAAAACGGTTGTAGTATGCAGTATCCGTGGCCGATGGTGGGGCTTGCTCTTGATGAAACAAGAGCTTATATAGCAAGAAAAGGTTGGGATTATTCTCAAGTTGAAAAAGAAACAAGAAGCACTATGTTTAGATTTGGTTATTCAGCAAAACAAATAAGTTCTATTTTTAATAGAAGGTAAATAAAATGGCAGACGGAGATAACAAAAGAATTTTTAAGGAACTTCGTACTCGCTATACAGGAGGGTGGTCTCCCCCTACAACTGAATACCCAAACGAAAAGTTTGTAAAACCAGGAACTGATAGTAAAACACCTGCGATAATATGGGCAAGATTTTTAGTGGTAATTGCATCAGAAAGAGCGATGGATATAGGTGATTCAGTAAAAACATTTCGTGTTATTGGTCAATTAGTAGTTCAATTATTTGCCCCTCTAGGATCAGGGACAATGGAAATTCGAGGTAAAGCAGATGATCTTGCAGTAGTATTTAGAAATTGGTGTGGAGAAACTGTGAGATGTAGAGAAGCAACAATTAATGATATAGGAGACGACCGAAATGGTTGGTATCAAATTAACGTAACAATATCATTCCAAAGTGATTCATTACATTAAAAAGAAAGGAGAAAGATTATGAGCCCAACGACCGGATATGCTGCTGCCATAGATTCTGACGACCTGATATTGTCGTATATTGCAGAAGCAGTTTGGGGGATTACCCCAGACACACCAGTATTTCAAAACATCAGACTTGAAGGAGAGGGGTTTACAGGAAGTAAAGATAGAACTCGTCCAAATGAAATTGATCCTTCTGGTCAAGCATCGGCGGCTATTACTACAAAAGAATCTTCTGTTGGTTCTGTAAACTTTTCAGTATCAGCTGGGCTTGCAACAAATGTATTGCTTGCAGCTTCTTTAGGTGGGGAATTTACTGCTCCTGTATTTCATTCAGGAAGCGATTTTGCAGTAACAGTTGCATATCCTGAGCAACATGCTCTTGTTTTAACTTGTACTTCTGGTGCATTTACTACTGTAAATCATCTTTACATTGGACAATTTGTTAAATTGTATTCTGCAGGTTCTGCTGTAAACTGTGGAATAGGTAGACTTCTTGCTGTTCATGCTGACAGTCTTACAATTGATTGTTTCTCAGGAACACCGACAGTAGCAAATGCAGGTGCAATGGGAGCATGTACGATCAAAGGCTCTATGTGTCGCAATGGTGTAGTTGTAAATTCTTTTACAGTACAGAAGAAATTTGAGGCAGCATTGTTACTTCGTTATGCCGGGGCATTTCCAACAGGAGGTTCTCTTGATGTTGGAGTTGGTGATTATCTTAAAGGCACAATGGCATTTATCAATAAAGCACAAGAAGCAGCTACTACAGAAATTGCTGGGGCTACTTATACCGCGGCACCTACAAGAACAGTTATTGATTCTGTAAATGGTATTGGTCCTGTATGGCGTGGTGTAAATACAGGAACAACTCCTGGTGTTCCTGGATTAGTTGATGCTATTGTTCAGAAACTTGGAATTAAATGGAATAAAGAAGGAGCGGCAGGACAGTATGGTATAGGTTCTGCAAATGCTCAAGGGATTCGTAAAGGCAAAATGCTTGTGACAGGCACAATGTCCACATTCTTTAAAAATTTTATTCTTTACAATCAGTTCGCAAATGAGCAAAAAGGACCTATCAGTTTCTATGCAATTGATGGACTCCCTGCTGCGGCTGATACAGAAGGATATATGATTACTTTCTGTAATGCTTCTATCATGAATCCAAAAGTTGTTGCAGGGGGTTCAGGACAAGATGTGTTAGCAGAATTTGATGTTGAAGGTAATCCTGATGTTTCTTCCACACAGATTTTTGGTGGAAAGACAATTCAGATAGATTTCTTTGGTGCTGATGGTACGAACTCTTCGGCTTCTGCTTCACCAAGTTCTTCGGCATCTACTTCAACTTCACCGTCACATTCACCGAGTTCTAGTCCGAGTGTGTCACCTAGTTCGTAAGTTGAACTCTCATATCAATGAGATAGTGGTTGAGTCATACATGAGAGGTTTGACGTATAGACCTCTCATGTATGAGTTGTAAAAATCAGTAAATAGTCAATGACTAAATAATCTCTAAAGGAGAAAACAAATGGAAGAAAACACTGTAAAAAAGAATCCTTACGCCAAATATCATGTTGATGAAAATGCAGTGAAAGTAGGAGTAATTTACCAGGACGAAGATAACAGAGTTCGGGTAACTTATGCAGGAGAAGAAAATTCTCGTTATACTAAGATGCTTAAACTTAAACTAAAACCTCTTGAAACTCGTATCAGAAATGATAACCTTCCTGATAAAGAATTTTATCGACTTCTTGCTGAAGTTTATGCAGCTACAGTAGTTCTTGGTTGGGAAGTAAATGTAGGTACTGAAGAAAAACCATTTTGGCAAGAAGGTGTGTTTGATGTAGAAGGAACTGTTATTCAAGCAAATGAGTTTGCTATTATTCAGGCATTTACTCTTGGAGAAAGATTGTTTCAAGATGTTATAAAAGTAGCCACAAATTTCAATTTATTTCGTCAGTGTCAGAAAGAGGAAGATGGAAAAAACTTATAAGCTACCTCAAGTGGAATTTAACATGGGGTGGCGATCCTGATAGATTAAAGATGTTAGAAGAGTTGGCGAGAAATGCGGAGACTGAAGAAGATATACCATTTAGTATCCGCACTCGCCCTATTTTAAATCAATTTCAAAAAGAATATTGGGGAGCATATTTAACACTTACAGGTAGTAGACAATTTACAGCATCAGGTATAGCAGAAATACCTTACAGAGAAAAAATTGCATGGTTAAATGAAAATGAAATATATGATCAGGATGAACGGAATGATTATATACAATTAATAACTCTTCTTGATAATGCTTATTTAGAGTATTATTACGAAAAAAATAAAGCATCGACGGGGAAATAAAATGTCCGAAACTATCATGAGAGCGGGATTAGATGGTTCAGGGTATGCTGAAGGTGCTAGAGTTATTACCAAAGCCAATCTTGATATAGAACAAAGCATTAACAGAACTAATCTTGCAATGGGTGGTTTTCATAGAGGTTCTGTTACTGGATTTGGCGCTGCAAAAACCGCTCTTAATGAATTACAAACTCCTTTCCAAAGAACAAAAGAAATAATGGAACAAGTAGAAAGTCGTATTATACGAATTGGTGCTACTGTGGCAGTTTTTCGTATATTAGGTGCGGCTGTTCAATTAGTTACTGGGTTTTTTATAGAAGGAATTAAGGCTGTATCTGATTATCAAACCCAAATTGTTGCTATATCTGCAAGTTTAACTCAAATTGCAGTATTTAATAATAAGGATAAAGACAAGCCTCTTGTTTCAATGTATGCAGAAAGTTCCAGATATGCTGGTATTTTAGCAAATAAAATGAGAGAAGTTGATATAAATTCTATGGCTAATTATCAACAGATAATGGAAATGTTGCAGGTTTATATTTCTACTAATAAGGTTCTTGATGTAAATAATAAATTACAGATGGAAGGATTTACTGCTCTTGCAAATGCCATTCCTATGTTGACTACAGGACAAAGTGTAGCAAAACAAATGGCAACTGAAATGAGATCATTTGCTACGGCTGAACCCGTTCGAGGAGCTACAATCGCTAGAATGGTAGACACTATGGCAAAAGCACAAGGGCTTGCAGGGGGTCTTAGAGATATTAAAAAAGCGGCTGATGCTGCTGGAATAAGTATTCTTGAAATGACAGCTAAGATGGGGTACTTTAAAGGATTTACGGCAGCATTACCTGACATACAAAAATTATTTGAAACCGCAAGAACGTCTTTACAAACTGCTATTTTTAATATTCAAAAATCTGCATTTACCCTTATCATAACTGACCTTACAGCTATCATGCAATCAGCAATTAAAGCACTTAATACAAATTCCAATGAAATTGCGGAAACTATGAAAAATGTTTGGGGCAAAGTTCGGGATACATTTTTTGATGTAAAAACTAGTATTGATGGTACAGGAAAATCAATAAGAGAAATAACATTAAAACCAGAAATAATTGAAAATTTTAAAGCATTAGGTGATGTGTTAAGACAGATTATTGATACTTTAGGATTAGCTACTTCATTTATTATTAAACATATTGATCTTATTATAATTCTTGGTAAAGCATATTTCGCACATAAAGTTTTAGTTTCTGCCACGAATGTTATATTAAAAGCTTCTGAAATGATTAAAAGTACTTCAATTGCATCAACAAAAACACAAGCAATGGTGGATTATGAATTAGTTGCTGCTGAAAAAGCTTTATTATCTGCTGAAGGTGCAAGAATTACTGCTACATTGACAGGAATTGAAGCACAACAATTAAAAAATAAAACAATGATTGAAAATAATATTTTGGTTATTGCTGCTGCAAAAGCAGAGGCTCAATTAACATCATATAGACTTGCTGCAAATGCAAGTCTTGTGGGTGGATTAACAACTAAATTAGGTGGGGCAGATGCTAAATTAATAAAAACTGAAGGGAATGTAGGTGCTCAAAGAGCAATTAGAATTGCTGCTATAAAGGATCAAGAAATACTTAATAGTCTTTTGGCACAACAAATAGGATTACAAACAAAAGCAACGGCAGCACAACAAGCGTATGCTGCGGCATTATTAAAATCACAAGTTCCGGGTGCTATTGTTGCGGCAGAAAGATATAATACAGCTTTATTAGCAGTGGGGAAAACCACGGGATTTGTTACTACGGAAACATTAATAAATGGTAGAGCATTATATTATAATGCTGTGGCAAATGATGTTTGTAAAGGGTCTCATCTTGCAAATGTGGTAATAAATAGAGCCCATTCAGAAGCATTGGTGATAAATTCTGCAATGATAGCCGCAAACACACAATTAACTGGACTTGCAGCTGTTAAAATGTGGGCAATGTCTGCGGCTACTACTGCCGCTACTTTAGCAACTAAAGCATTTAATGGGGTTATTGCATTATGTGGGGGTCCTATAGGGGCTGCTATAGTTGCTATTGGGAGTTTAATTTGGGCATTAAAATCACTATATGATTTACAGGATAAAAGAAAAAAATCTTTTGAAGATATAGCTAATTTAGGAGAAATGGAAAAAAATATCAAAGCTGAAAAAATAGTAATTGAGGAATATAAAAAAGGATTATTAGAAAAAGAACGTAGTGTCATGACTTCTGAAGGGGTTATACAATCTAAAATTGAAGAATTTGATAGTAAAAGAGAGCAAAGATTAAAAGATTTTATGGCAAAACAGGAGGAGTATAATAAAGCAGTTAAAACACCATCTGCATATTGGAGAGATACGGAAACAGGATTAACTAAAGTAAATGTTCTTTATGCAGAATTAAATAGATTAGCTAAAGATGCTTCTCCTGAGGCAAGAAATGCGGCAATAAAAAGATTTGCAGCAGAAGAAAAACTTGCATCTTTAAATAAAGCACCTATAGATATGTCTACTCCTACTGGATCAGGTGCAGGAGGGGGTGCCCTTGCAGCATATAGAGGTTATAGAGATGCAGTAAACGCTTTAATTGACGCTCAGAATAAAGCCAGTATTGCAAAGATAAAAGATCAAGCTAAATTAGAGGAAGACGCTCTCAACGCAGGCTACGCTCAACACCTTATGTCAGAGAGAGAATATATTGATAAGAAATATGATATTCAAAATAAAGCTAATAATGCCGAACTTGCAGAGATTAAAGGCAGATTAGCAAAAGCAGATAAAGATATAGCAGATGCACAAGGTAAATTAGGCACAAGTGCAGGTAAAAATGATCTTGCTATTCAACGAGGGAATATAAAACTACAATCTGATTTGGTTAAAATGCAGAAAGAAAGAGTAAATATTGTAAAAGAATTAGATGGTTTTGAAGCACAACAAGCTTTAAATTCTCAAAAAAGAACAGAGGAACAACTTGTTGCTTCTCAAAAATTACTTCAATCTCAACAAGATTTAAATATAGAAATGTTGAAAAGTGTAGGTACAGTTAGTAGTTTGGATACTGCAAGTAAAGCAGAACTTGAAACATTTAAAGAGAAAATGAAATGGGCAAAATTAGAAGCTGATGTAATGGGGGCAAGAAATGAAGCAGAAGCAAATGCAGCATGGAAAGCAATTAATGATTATGTTATTATTATAAAACAAAAAGAAAAGGTTAATGAATTATCAACTGAATCCAATAAGCTTGCAAAAGAGCAATTAGTTCTTCAATCTGAAGTTGATTTAATGATAGCAAAAGGTTTAATTTATTCTGCTCAAATGATTTCAGACCAAATGACCTTAAATACATTGAAACTTGAATTAAATAAAAAACTTCTTTTGGCTCCTAAAGATCGAAAAGCTATTTTGAATAATACAGCAGAAAAATTAGATCGAGAAACAACAACTAAAAATTTAAATGATCAATATAATTACTATAATCAAATAAAGGGTTTTGCAAAAGAAGCATATGAATTAAAAATTAAATTAATTGCTGATGAAGCAAAGAAAATATTGGATGCTACTCATGATGAAGTTGCTGCTGCAAAATATCTTAAAGATGAAACTGCAAAAGCTTTTATTGCAATGGCAAGAGCAAGTGATAATTATGCTGATGGTGTAAAAGCTGCATATAAACAAATGGAATTAGATCAAATAACTTGGGGTGAATTTGCATATCAAATGACTGACACTACATTTAAAAGTATGTCAGATTCACTTTCAAATGTATTTATGGATGCTTGGAATGGTGATCTTAAAAAAGCAACTGATTATTTTAAAAGTTTTGCTGATTCCATAATGAAAACTTTCTTTGATATGATTGTTAAAATGGTAGAAAAAAGTTTAATGTCAGATATATTTGGGGGTGGAGGAGGGGGAGGATTATTAGGGGGTATATTTGGTTTTGTAGGGAGTTTATTTGGACAAGGTAGTGGGGGTTCTGGTTTATATGGTTATGAAGAACATACTGGTGGTATTTATGGAGTAGATACATTACCTTTAAGAATGATTAATGAAATGTCATTACAAGATGCTCCTCGTTATCATTCTGGATTTGCACCTGATGAATATCCTGCTATTCTTCAAAAAGGAGAAGGGGTATTTACTGCTGGACAAATGAAAGCAATGGGAATGGCAATGAATAATTCTACTACAAATAATAATAGTGGAAACTCATTACAAATTAGTGTGCCCATTACAGTTGAAGGAAACAAACGACTTGCTTCTGAATTGCGTCGGGAAGTTGAAAAAACTGTAATTGAAGTTATAAGGAAACAAAGTTAATGGCAAACATAATTATTGGATCAGTCACTTGTCGAATAAATCCTGCTGAAATGACCTTAGTCAGACCAGATAAAGTCACAGCAATTAAACAAACATATGATGGTACTGCTTACTTTGCATGGCCAGCAAACATCGTAGGGAAAGTGATTGATATAAAATGGGATTTCATGGATGCTGATGAATTTGCAGCTTTAGATGTTTTAAATGTTGCTGATGATCCTGTAGTGTTTAATCCTAATGATGGACTTGGTTTAACTTTTAATGTCAATATTGTTGCTTTAGATGGTAAATATTTATTAGGTTTAGATAATACTGAAAATAGTGTCCGAAAAGATGTAACAATGACTTTATTAATAATGTCCCAGGTGATATAATGGCTTCTTCTCCTTCAACAAGTCCTTCTAATAGCCCGACCACTTCACCTTCTCCTGAAAATAGATGGGTTGATGAAAATGGAAATATATGGGTTGATGAAAATGAAAATGAATGGGTATCGGGAGAAGTTTCTTCTCCATCATCTAGTCCTTCATCTTCACCTTCATCTTCACCTTCTACAAGTGAGAGTTCAAGTCCATCAACTTCACCATCAACGAGTCCTTCAACTAGTGGTAGTTCTTCTCCTTCGATTAGTCCTTCATCTTCTGAAAGTTCTAGTCCTTCTACTTCTGCTTCTACTTCTGAAAGTTCTTCCCCTTCATCGTCAGAGAGTTCATCTCCTTCGACTAGTGAGAGTTTAAGTCCTTCTACTTCTTCTTCAACTAGTCCTTCTACTTCACCAAGTTCTTCACCTTCGACTAGTGAGAGTTCAAGTCCTTCGACTTCACCTTCATCAAGCCCAAGTTCTTCTCCTTCTACTAGTGAGAGTTCAAGTCCTTCGACTTCTGAAAGTTCATCACCTTCTATTTCACTATCAAATAGTGCAAGTCCTTCATTAAGCCCAAGTTCTTCTCCTTCTACTAGTGAAAGTTCAAGTCCTTCTACTTCACCAAGTTCTAGTTCATCTAGTTCCCCTTCAACTTCATCAAGTTCAAGTCCAAGTACAAGTCCTTCAACAAGTGTGAGTTCTTCCCCTTCTGCTTCTGAAAGTTCTTCACCATCATCATCTCCTTCTCCTTCATCTTCTGAAAGTTCTTCGCCTTCTACTTCACCTTCAACAAGTGAAAGTTCTTCACCGTCATCATCTCCGTCTACTAGTGGGAGTTCACCGTCAACTTCACCATCATCAAGTGAAAGTTCTTCTCCTTCATCGTCTCCTTCTCCTTCAACTTCACCATCATCAAGCGAAAGTTCTTCACCGTCAACAAGTTCTAGTTCAAGTCCTTCTACTAGTTCATCTCATTCTCCATCACATAGTCCAAGTTCAAGTCCTTCCCCAACTCCATCTACAAGCCCGAGTCATAGTCCTAGTTATAGTGTTAGTTCATCACCTTCTCCCTCTTCCTCTCCTTCTGCATCACATAGCCCAAGTTCATCACCATCTTATTCTCCATCACATAGTATAAGTGCAAGTCCATCACCTAGCACATCTCCTTCAATTGGACCTGCTGATTTTATGTTGGTTCAAGATTTACCATCTCGCCATCCATTAGTACAATTAATTTCATCAACAATGACTTCAGCAATACCTTTTGGAGATGAAATTTCTGCTACAGGTTCTACTTTAAATTATGAACCCTTCTTGTTAAATCATAGTTCTGGAATAATTATAAAAATAAGTATAGGGTATGAAGCTAATAGTCCTATTACGTTTTCTTATACTAATTCAAGTAATGAAGAATTTACACATGTTGTGTTACCTGTTGAATATGGCATAGTAACAGGAATATCTTGTGTAGAATTAACAAATGGAAATATAGGGATTATTTACTTTACAGGAACTTATACTTTAAAATATAGGATTGTGACTATTGCTGGTGTTGCTGTATCTAATGGGACTATTGATACTTGGTCTACAGCTTTTCAATCTCATACTTGGGTAGTATGGGATTCTGTAGGAAGTCAATATTATATGGTTTATTCTAAATTAATAAGTGGGTCATATAATATTTATAAAAGAACATCTTCTAATTTTACAACATGGTCAGCAGAAAGTATAATCACACCTACAGGGTTGGATACTGATGAAAAAATAGGTTCCCCTTCAATACTACAATTAGAAAATGGAGATTGGTGGTTACTTTGTGATTATTCCACTCTTATTTCTACTTACGATGTATTTAATATTGCCTATAGTGTTAGTTCTAATCAAGGAACTACATGGGGTGCTATATCTGCTTTAACAAATAGTGTATCTACTAATGAATCTTTTAAACATCCAATAGGAATTGAAAATACTATTTCTGGGGCATTAATAATAACTTATACAGAAGAAAATGCTTTACTGCTTTTAACAGGAATGGATTGGTACGATAAATTTAATTTTATTCCTAGTACAGGAAAAATATATATGATACAACATGGTCAAAGTACAATTAGTGAAGTAGATATTGATACTTGGACTGTTACTAGACATTGGGACACATCATCATCACCAGCATTGCCTGCACTTGTTGCGCAGGAAAACAATTCTCCCTATCAGGCGATTATTGGCGGTGATAGATGGCAAATTATTTGGTGGGGTTATTCTTTTATTATTTTAGATACAGAAGATAATATAGTTAAACTTTATAGTTTTAGAGATGAACCTGCTTATTCGGTAGATTGTAATATGCAATTTTCTGGTACAGAACCTCCTACTTTAAATTCACCAACATCTTTTAAAGTAGATACTGTAAATAATCGACTTTATATTATTTGGTGTCTTGGGGGGTATGGAAATTCATATTGGGGGTATTTAGATTTACTTGATTCTGGTACTCTTATAGGGGATGTAGTTACTTATACGGTAAATATGTTATGTAGTACCGCAGCCTCTTCTACTTATTATTCAGATATAGATTTTGATAATGATTTTATATTTCTTTCTGGTGAGGCTATTCCTGGTCATTTTTATATTTATATATTATCTACTGGTTTATTATATAAACATTGGATAGGAAATACAGGCACATCTTTTCCTTACTATGGGATTTGTAGAGCTTGGTTCAATTTACATGCAATATATTGCGACGGTACTTATATTTATGCTGCATTTCTTTATCAAGCGTTATACGGTGAAGCTGAAAGACGAGGTTTGATCAGAATAAATTTAGTTACTGATGAAATGACATATTTTAGACCTACATATTCTGAAGTAAATGATTACTATTTTACGCAAATAGTAAAAGGAAAAGGCAATACACTTGTATTAACTTCTTTATATGGAATAGCAATTTTTAATACTCAAGATTATTCTTGGAGATTAATTAGTCAAGCAGCACTCCCTCAATTACCAACCAATAGTTTTACTGTTATCACATCTGGACTTTACTATGATGAAGATAGAGATTTTATATATGCAATACCAGATTCCGGTGTATTATGTGCAATACCTTGGTTAGGAACAATAAGACAATCACAATATCAAATAGCAACTCTTTCAGGAACATGGTCATTTGTAAATGAAGGACCTTTAGTAAAAGGGTATGATGATTATGATGCTACAATCACATTAACTCCTAATCTAAATGCTTTACTTGCTTTTTGGGAATATGTAGATCCTGATAATATTCATAGTTTGAAATGGGATATTGATTCTCCTGATTTTGATCTTTCATCATATATTTGTAGTGATACACCAGTTGTTATTACCAAAGATATAACAAATACACCAAATAAATTAACTTTTGCTTGTTCTCATGGTCACTTATTTGATTACCATAATAAAAATTCTTTACTCTGTATGATATTAAAAAAGGGACGTAAACTTACAATTAAATGGGGGGAATTAATTGCTGGTATTGAATGTTGGCAAAATGCTGGTGTATTTTATGTGACGGAAGCTCAATTGTATTACGAACGTGGTCATTATACAGATATATCAATTGTTGCTCAGGATATTCGGTATATATGGGCAGAAAATCATATATATGCAACTGAATATTATAATGCGTATCCTGAAATAATATTAGCAGATATATTAAAAGAAAACACTAGTATGGTAGATGCTGATATTAATATACCTAATATTGATAATAAAGTTATTCTTGAACATCAATGGGTAGATACTACCTTGGAAAATATTATTGAGCAAATTTGTAATAGATTTGGTTACTTTGCAAGAATGACGGATGATGATCAATTTTCTATGGGTAAAATTTCAGATCAAAATGTAATAGACCATACTTATTCAAATGTTAATACTATTATAAGATTTGAACCTGATGATTCTTTTTCTGATTTTACAAATCGAGTTACTGTAACAGGACAATCCCGAAGTTTTATAACTGTAATTTATCCAGAAGAACGTGTAGGCACAATTAAAGGCACCGTAGGTTGGTGGGGGTTTAAAAAAGATTTTACCGTACATTATTCTTCTGATAATTCAAGAACTTGTGTTGACCCAAGATTAATAGTGTTAGAATCTACCATGGGAATTGTAGGTCAACTTGCTGGGGGGATAAGTGAATCACTTACTTATGCTGATCCTGATAATAAATATTGTATCGTAGAAGTAACTGCTCCTGATCTTACTTCAATATTGATTTTAACTTTGGTCACAAAGTTGGCATTTTCACAAGTAGGCGATTTTGTTCCTGTAACAGGAAAAACTATACCATTTGGTACTTTATTTTCATCCATGAATAGTATACTAATGATTTCTGTTTTAATGTCTGTAGGTAATTTTCAATATGATATTTATGCTAAACCAACAGGTTTAGTTCGTAGACAACTTCAAGCAACTGCGGATGATGAAGTTAGTCAAACTGAGTTAGGAATGGTAATAGAAAAGACAATTGATGACCCTCTTTGTTATAGTGCTAATGATTGTGCTTTAGTAGCTGCTTTTGAATTATTGGTAGTAATACTTCAAAAAAAGAGGATTAAAATACAAAAAATAACTCATCTTCAAGATAAAGAAGGAGATACTATAAGTATTTGTCATCCGTATTCAGGAATAGCTATGACTATTTTTATAGTGGAATTATCAAGATCATATAAAAAAGCTGAAAGTGTAAATGGAGAAGGTTACTTTATTGATGATATAGTAGGATGGGTTTTATAAAGGAGATTTTATGGAAACTAATTTTGAAATAGAATTAAAAGAATTGGCAGAAAAATATAATGTGAAAGGGTATCTTTTGGTATTTGCTTCTAATACTATTAAAAATCAAATTGTTGGTAATATAAGTCCTCAAGAAATAGTAATAGAACTTATTAATCAAAGTCAATCAGCTTTTGATGTTTTTAAAATAAAAAATTTAATGCTTTCTGATAGCAAGGCAATTGTTGATGTTTTAAAGGGTGATTTATGAGATTGTATGGTAGTCGTATTTTGCGAAATAATATAAGAAAATTACAGGATCAACGGACAGAAACCCGTGATGCTTTATTATATGATATAGATCATGAAAATCACTTTTGTAGAGTTAAAATACAAGGGACTTCTACATTAGTTGTTGCTTGGTTTCCTGAAAATTGGGAACAAACTCCAGTTTGGTTAAAACCAGGAAATGCAGTAAAGATTAATCATACAGGAGGTATTCACGGTAGAATTGAACTTATTGGTCATGGTTCATTAATACCTTCACCAGTTGCAGGTGATCCTGGTGATCCGCCCACAACATATACTGATGGTATTTTAACAGGACTAACAATTGCAGTTTGTACTAATGGGGAAGCAATTGTTATTATGGCAGGAACATTTCAAATTGCAGGTACTATTTATACAGTTCCAGCAATTGGAATGTCTGGGTATCCTTCTTATGAAACCCCAGCTTATGTTAATAGAGATAATGTGGCTGCTGTTTTTGATGTTGATCCTGGTGGCGCTTATAGATACGATTCTTTTTTTGTAAGTACAAATTTAATAATTGATAAAGTAAATGGCGCTTGTACAACACCTCCCGTATTTCCTACTGTTCCTGCCGATCATTTATTAGTTGGTTGGTTATTCAGAACAGCAAGCAACACAGTTACTCAAAGTAATGTAAATAAATATTATAGTGTAAGCAGAATATCCCAAATAGAAGTAACTTTAACTGATGATGAATTAACGTGGGCAGAAACAACTTCGGACATCATTGTTGTAATGAAAGATCAATATGGAGCACTTTTAAGTCAAACTTCTCCAGGATGGCATGTTCAAGTAAGTATCATTTCAGGAAATGGCACACTTAGTCGGGGGGATGTAAGTCTTGTTACTACTATTGATGATTATACTACAAGTTCTTCTATAACTTTTACTTACACTAGAGGAGGTACTGTGGATGATCATACACCAATAATACAAGTGACATTACTAGGTTACGGTTTTAGTAGAGTAGAAACAATTGTATTGTTTGATGTTAGTGGTATACCAATGTAAAGAAAGGGAGTGATTATTATGAATACTGATGAAATGCAAGTGAAATCAAGGATGGTTACTGATAGAAAAGGTAATATTGCCTACGAAAAAATAGAAGAACCTATTTTCCCTGAAAATAGACACAGTGTATTATCCGATGTGGATATAATAAAATTGGCAGAGTTTTTTAAAAATGTAGAAAAACCATTTTGTAGCATTCATGAAAAATTAGAAATAGAAATCGGTTATATTAGAAAAGAATTAGAAACTACTCGTATTGATTTTGCTTTAATAAAAGGTGCTGTTGACAATAACAAATTTATTGTTGGTATTGTTGGGGGCATTATTGTTACTTTTCTTTCTGTTATGTGGTATCAAGTTGATGATAGGTTAAAATCTATAGCAAAATTTTCAGAAAATACAAACGCCATTGATATTTCAAGTATTAAGGATAGAGCGGAAATGCGAGTGCAGATAGGAGAAATGAAAGATAGATTAGGGTACATTGAAAGAAAAGAAAAAATTATTCCTTAATGTCTCATAAAATGAAAGAAGGTGAGATGATTGGAAAAACCAAATAAATTAGAATGTCCTATTCTTCGACAATATGGACATTGTAATAAATCTGAAAGCTGCCATGATTGTAAATATGAAAAAGAATGAAAAAAGAAAAAGTCATAAAGTGTGTTCGGGGGAAAAAAGAAGAATCTCGTGGCCCTAAAGGAACTAAAGGTCACTGTAATAGTCCCTTTTGTTTTGAATGGGCAAAAGAATTGGAGAATAAAATAATGAACAGAGAAGAAGCTTGTAAAAAAATGTATAATCTAGTACAATTAGAATTAGGGGTAAAAGAAACACTAGGTTCTAAAGCTACTGCAAGGATAATTGAATATCATAAACATACTACTTTGAAAGCTACAAGTGATGAAGTCCCATGGTGTTCAGCTTTTGCTAATTTTATAACTGATACTGCGGGGTTTCCTGGAACACATTCTGCGGCAGCTATTTCATGGAAAAAATGGGGAGTGTTGCTTGATAAACCTATATCAGGTTGTCTTGTTCTTATATCAAGAAAAGATCCTAGTAACCCAATGGCAGCACATATAGCATTTTGTGATCATCCTGATATATCAAAGGGCATGATACGTTGTATTGGGGGTAATCAAGGAGATGCAGTTAAAGTATCAAGTTTTTCTGTATCAAAAGTGCTTGCTTATATAGTACCTTTTTAAAGTTCAAAGAATTAAATAAAAAGGAGAAAGAAATGAAAAATTTTTTCATTGATCACAGTTTAACCGAATTATTTTTATGTTTGATGGTTAGTATAGTAGCGATTATTGCGGCTTGTCAAGAGGAATGGGCAACTGCTGGTGCAATCTCAACAGGTGCATTTGCAATATTAAAAGGTAGACCTATTCAAGATAAAAAAGGAGAAAATAAATGAAAAAATTATGTTTGATATTAGTTTTTGGTATGATGTTAGTAGGTTGTGCAACAGTAAATAGCCCTACAAATGTAATTCCTGATTTACCTAACGTAACATCCCCTGAAGATTTAGGAACACTTGTTTCTAATCCTATATTTGATCGTCTAATGAAACATTCCCAAGAAACTTTAGATTGGGTGAATAATGGTTCTTATGCTCCTACAGATCCTTTAATGATAGCAAGGGCAAAACAATGTCCTGAAATGATAATGCTTGCTATTCCTAGTATTGAACAAAAAGCATTGGCAATGAAAGTTAAATTCCAATTAGTAAAAGATCATTTTGAAGGTGTTAAAAATGGAGATTTTAATTTAATGCTTGATTTAACTAAACTCCGTTATTCAACAGAAGGTGCACCTGGTATTGATATTGAAGGAGATTTTAACAAATTGAAGAATGAAGTATTGGAAATAAGTGCTGCTGTATATGATTCTTGTAAAGCTATATTGCCTATGAAACAATTCAATGGTTTAATTGAAAAAGCAGTAGGGGTAATGATTAAATGAACAAAGAAACTTTAATAATGTGTGCCCAACTTTGTAAAGCATCTTATGATGATAAAGATACCCGATTTACTACAATTGATGAATTGAGTTTTGGGGTAATTAATATTATGGGAGTAACTTACTTGGTATTTCGGGGGACATACAATATTAAAGGATGGCTTCATGACTTTACTGTAGTACCTAGTTTAACTAAAGGGGGTTACTTAGCTCATACAGGTTTCATCTTTGCTATGCATGAATTATGGAACCCAATTTGTAAAAGTTTAGATGGTCTACCTAGACCATGGATTATTACTGGTCATTCTCTTGGTGGGGCTTTAGCTGTATTATATGGGGAACAAATCAAAGTACCAACTATAACTTTTGGTTCCCCTAGAGTTTATTCAAGAATGAATGGTAATATACCTAAAATAGATCATTATAGAATAATAACCGATGATGATCTTGTACCTCATGTTCCAGAATCATTGATGTGGAAACATGATTGTGATCCTTATTTAATTTTAAAAGATAATGATAAAGAATATATTAATGTAGAAGACCATGATATAAATGTTTATATTTCACAACTCACAAAATAAAGGAGATGACATGAAAAAAACAATTTTTAAATTTATTGGGATTTTGGTATTATTTGTTTTGTTTGGAGGAACTAGTCATGCAGCAGGTACCTATTCAAAAATAGGCATGAGAAATTATTCTACTGCAAACCCTACGACTTGCACGGTGATTGGTGGTTCTTGGGGACTTACAAAAAGTAATGAAGTGGTTCCTGTGTTTAATCCTATCCCCTCAACTATTAGGGTTGTAGATTTAGGAACTAAAGGATTTGCAAATTATTCAGCATTTTCTTTAGGGGCAAGAGAGGTTCATATTACTTGTTTCCAAACTGCAACTCCCCAAACACCTGTTTATGTCAAACTTTATTTTGATGATGTAGAAACGAGTTATTTTACCACTACAAATGCTATGTTTTTTGTTCAACCATAATGTAGTTGATACGATGACATATCTTATTAATTGGTTGAAGCTTACAAGTGCGGTTTTGTTCGTTCTCCAAACACTTGTAAGCTTCAATTATTTGTCAAATCTTAGTTGATCTAATTTCTGATATTTTCTTTAACACCAATCTTTTATATCTTTCTGCTTTACTTCCTCTACCATTGTATGCTTTTATAGCTGCATTAAATGATCTATTACTTTTTTTCTCTTCAAATATTTGAAGGGCAGTTGCCAATGCTTGTTTATTATCTAAGGGATTTCCTTTATAATTGAGTATTTGAAAAATAGTTCTTTCCCTATCTTTACCAATTGCACCACGTTTAAATTCTGATTCCACAGAAGCTATAGCAGCAAATGCCTCTGGGTAAGGACAGTTGTAAAGAAGTTCAGTTGTTTGTATGGGATTTTTTTCTGCTGGGTGTTTTGATATGAAGTAATAAAGTTTTTTAAAGCGGTTTGATCTTTCGGTAACTGTTATTTTCCCGTCTCTGTTTTCAACAATCCTTGCACAATTTGCTATTCGGTAATAATTTGCACTCCCTACAACTCGTGGTAAACATAATCCCATTATTAAATATAGTAAAATTAACTTCATTGTTTCCTCCTTTTAATCTGCTAATTATTTTGTATAATTTTTCTTTCTAAGAATTTTATTACATGCAATACATACTATATTATCTTCTATAACCACACGAACATCTGCTATAGGTAAATGTTTACAATTTAAAGGGATTCTGTTTATTAATTTTGGACGTTCTTTTTGGGGCTGTTCCCAAATTTTATCAGGTAATAATGTATTCACATTTTCACCATTTGTTCAATTACTATCTTAGCTGATTTTTCAAAATTACAGGATTGATAAATTGTAAATTCATTAAATACTTTATCATTAAAAGAAGGTATATTAGGTAATTCTTTATTGTTTTGTCCTTGATAAATTCCTCCAAAAAAGTGAATAGAAAACATATAAGATAAATAAGAAATCATTTTTTGATTTGCTTTCATCTTTTTTGGACGAAAAATTAAAAGAGAAACTAAACCCCCTAAACAAAATGAAATTATAAGAAGTAATTCAGAGTGCATTTCTTTTCCTTTCTATTATGTTTCCCAATCCATATTACATTTTCTACATTTCCAAAAACAAATACCATCATCACTATAACCTATTAAATACCAATCATGATCACATTGGTTTGTAAACTCTTTAGGTTCTTTCATTTAATAACTTCTCCTTCAAAATTCCTGATTTCCATATAATCACATCTGCAACATTTCATGTGTATTTCAAAAGGTATAGTTTCTATTATTGACCATAATAAATAATCAGTACACTTTAGGCACCTTTCATCAAATTTAGGAAAACTCATTTTATCACCTTTACAGTAGAGTACCCGTTTTCATTTGTAACGTTTATAATTCGGTCTGCACTTTCAATAAGTTCGGGAATGTGAGAAACCACAATTATTTGAATACCTAATTCAGTAGAAAGCATCTTAATCATTTCGGAACATTTTTCTTGCATATCGCGGGACAAATCTCTTGAAGGTTCATCAAGTATTAGAAGGGCTCTTGTTTTCTTAATTGACCAGTATGCCATACGAAGGGCTATACTAGCTACATCTATTGCACCGAATCCTGAACCCCCTTCAAATAAATCATCTACTTCATTTCCGTCTTTAACAAAGAACATATCACATTCAGTTTGGTTTCTTCGTTCAACAAATTGAGTTTTGAATTGATAAGAAAAACCAACAGAAGTTAGAGCCAATGTGACTATATTTGAGATTTGGTATTCCAAATCTTTTTGTATTTCTGATGCTACTGTTTGACAAACCAATCTAGCTTTTTCTGCATTAACAAGAAATATTTCTTGTTCTTTAGAGGCTTCTTGAATTTCAAAAAGTTGTGTTTCCTTCATTTTTTTAATAGTTTTTAATTCAATTAATTTCTGTTTAAAAGGTATTAATTGATTTACATAATCTACCATAAAAAGTCCTTTACTGATTATTTTCAAGCCAATTTGCAAATTTATTTGCTTCTGTGGATAATATACGAAGTTTTTTAATAAAATCAGACATACTATCTATATTGGTTTTATGTAACCTGATTTTATTTATACAATCTGAAACCTCAAAAAATGTTATATCTTTGTCCTCGGTCCATTGTGATATACCATGATATGCCACAACTGAACTAGTTAAAGGGCTGTCATTATGATTTAACCATTTTCGTTTAGAATATGTTACCATTGAAAGTCCTTTTTGAGTTCTTCAAATTCTTCAGGTATCTCTTCTTCAAGTTTATCCATTTCAATTTGAAGAGTATCCATAAGTATTTTTATTTTTTCAGGTGTAGTCACTTCAAACTCTTTTTCCAATTGATTAATAATTTCAATGCGTTGCCCTTTTAATTGGGAAATATTAGTTTTTGCAGTTTCAATTTCTTTTCCTAATAATTCCATGTCTTTCTTTATCTTCTCCATACCTTCTCCGATATAGTATTATATTTTGGAAATAATGATCTAAATTCCTCAACTTCTGTAAAAATTACTTTTACCATATAAGTATTTTCCACAGATTCACCCCAACCTTCATAAAGACAAGGGAGTTCAACATGGAATTTCTTTAGTATTGGCAGCATGAATTTCCTTCCTTAATTTTCGAAGTTCAATCATTTCTTGTTGTGTTGCAAATTGCCAAGTATTCCAATCCTCTATATCATGTTCTAATTCTTTAGTTTCAAAAGGTTTATAAAATGTTTTACTTCTTGCACCGTAGATAAATCCGTCATCGCAGAACAGTAAAAGATGCAAAGAATATTCCTTCTCATTTTCATTTAATTGAATTAAAAGATCAGTTTTCATTTATCACCAGAAAATTAGCTTCAATTAGTGCCTTTTTTGCTCTTTCAATGCCACAGGAAAGAATTTGAATTTGCCGACGTTTTCTTGCAATAAAGGATTCTTTTGCTTCTTCTTTTGTTTTACATGCATATTTTTTATTTGCATTCATATTGACAAATTTTTGACAATTCCGTGGAATTTTTTCTCCTGGGGCATTAAAACAATATTTTGTTGCAATCCAAAACCCACAACGAGTTTCTCTAATAACTTCAAATTCTATCAAATTAATGCCTACTCTACCAGGACCTAAATCATTATCATATTCATCACAACCTGCAGAGTATTGAACATCATAATATCTATATAATTTCATTATTTATCACCATGTTATGACATAAGATAATACTGCGGCTGCAAACCAATACAAAGACAATCGCCAATTAGAAGTAATATACCCAAAACCAGCACCAATTTGAATAATAAGTATAACAGTAGGAAGTAGTTTAGGACTCATTTAGGCAATCCTTTATAATATCTTGAATAGATTGATCAACTTTGTTTTCTATACAATATTGATTTATCCGTTCAACAAAAGATAATTTAATAGTTTGTCCTTCTTTAACTTCTTTATCTTTCAAAGAATGTATAAAGGATTCAAGTTGGAGATTTTTTTCTTTTTCTTTTTCTGCTTTTTCAAGTTGCATCACTTCATCAAACGGTTTTATTTCAAGATCAATTACATCATAATGTTTTAATTCGGTATCATAAATAGCAACAGCAGGGCAATGATCAATTTGATCAATAGTTGATCGCATCATGCTTCCTATGTTAATTAAATGTCTATTCTCTTGTTTTGCAAAGAATTGTTTATGGTTATCACCACTTACAATTAAATCAAAATCTGTTTTGAGAAGTAAATGGTTTGCCCATGTATGACCTTCCTGTTCTACCCATAATTTTTTATCGACAACCATTTTGTGAAGTACAAGGATATTTACACAATCTGGTGTAATTATTTCAGGTATTTCTTCATTCCAAGAAGCACCATAAAAAGCAGTATGATCATTTGAACAACAAGGAGTTTTGTTTAGAAGAGTAATTAAATCAGTATGAGTAAGTAAAGTGCCAAGTGTTGTTCCTGATAGATCAGAGTTATGGAATTGCATGTCATGTTGCCCTGCCACAACAAAAGTGCAAATTTTTGGATACTTTTTTAATATGTTTATTATTTCTTGAACCACTAAATGGCTTTCTTTGTAGCTATCAAAAAAATCACCTGGTTGAATTACAACTTCACAATTTTCTTCATTGGCTATTTGATATATTTGATTTACTTTACCCAAAACAGTTTCAAAATAATTATCTATCCTATTTTTGGGTTTTCTATTGGTAATATGCAAGTCACCACAATATGCTAATTTCATTCTTGGTTCCTTATCTTCACTTTTTCTCTTTTCGCTGCCTTTTTTGCAGCTTTTCCTTTCACACCTTTACCCATACGGATCAAAGCACCTGACCCTTCATCTTTTATGTAAGAAACATCATGAGTTACTACAATGCGTTTTTTACCTACATTAGGAATAATTACATCTTTTTTCATAGGAACATAACTTACTTTAGTTCTAGGAACCATTTTTGTTACTGTATTGTCAACTACCTTATCATCTTCAATATGACAACCTTTAACTTTTATTTTTATTTCAACCATATCTGCTTGTTTGCTGGTTCCCATTATTTATTCTCCAAGTCCTTTATAATTATTTTTTATGTGAGCATGAAAATACTTACCTACACTTTCAGATAATACCATTTCATCAAAAACATTTTTTGGTACATTAGAATAAGAGTAAGTTCTATTATTAAATGTAATTCGTAGTGTATTATTTTCCCAACCTATAGCTAGAATTGTCGATGATTTAACTGATTGCATTTCCATACGAACTCCTCACATTTATTTATTCTCTATTATAAGAGTAACATATTTTTATGAATCCTTAAATTTTTCCTTTATAGAGTTGATTATTTTTATATCAACTGTTGTGTAACAAGTGGGACAGATTTTGACAGATTCAAGGAGAGATGTATAAGAAGTGATAACTTTATTAAGTCTACTTTTTTCCCTTTCAATTTTATCATCCAAATTAAGAATTGAAGTATAAAAATAATTGAGATTTTTTCTAACTACCTTTTTTTCTTCCCACAAATCAATTTTATTACTTAATGATTTATAAGGATTCTCAACTGCTAACCAATCAGTTTCTTGCTTAATTGAAATATCATTTTGGATAAGTTTTGCACTTAACAAAACCAATCTATCATATTTGATTTTAATTTTTTCATGTTTCTGAATTTTATTTTTAAGAGAAAGGTATTTATTCTCATGTTGTAAAAGTTTGTTGCTTATTGCAATTTTATCATCAATTTGTGTCAAAGAATTTGACAAACTAGTGAGCAAACCTCGTCTGTGAGTGACGACCAAATGTTTGTTGATATGAGTCTCTAACTTCTCAATTTTAATTTCGGTGCCAGACAAATGCTCAAACTCTAATAATTCAGCTTTTGTTTTTGTTATTGCTTGGTTATATTTAACAATTTCCTTTTTTGCGTCGGAAATTTTACTATTTATCTTTTTAAACACTCGGTCAATAATATCAAGCCCAACAAGTTCATTTAATTTTTTAGCTCTATCCCCAGAAGATAAGTTTAACATGAAATAAGGTTCAGATTGAATTTGGATATTACAATCCGAAATATTTGATATTTGTTGAATTATATCAGGGACGTTTCCTCGTAATGCTTCAAAAGTACCTGCTTCACATTGGTATACATTCTTTGTGCCATTACGACTCATAATGAACCAATCATTGTCAAATTCGATTGCAACTTCAACAGGTTCATTTTCATTTGCTGTCCAGGATTTAATTGATCCTCCTGCGGGACGATTATTCAAAGCCCAAATTAAAGCCCAAAGAATAGCTGATTTTCCATGATCAGAGGAACCAGTTATGACGTTCATTCCTTTACTAAAGTCAATTATTGTATTTCTATGAGTTCTAAAGTTTTTTATTTCCACTGATTTTAACATAACGACCTTTAATGCACAACAAATGTAGATTTGTGATTCATTATATCAATGTAGACCCCAATTCCTGTATCACAATCAAAATCATTAAAATCCATATAATCAATTTCCATGTCATCAGTAACACCTTCATTTTCAACAAATGTTTTAAATTCTTTCCAAGTCATAATTGACCTCTTAAAATTTTATCTATTTGAGCATTTTTTATCCTCTGTAGGATATAAAGGAATATATTTCTTTCTGTTTTCTTTTTTTCCTATAAGATATGCTATCCATAATGAACAAAGCCATAAAATAAAAAATAATACTATATACCAAATTTTATGTGTAGAGATTGATAATATTTGAGAAATATTTTCCATAATTATTTTTCCACAAGATCAGATCGTTTAATTGAAAAACCGCATGTAGTGACATTATAACAATCGGTTGATAACTTAGGGCATTTAATATCACACTGCCATGGACCTATTTCAGGATCAAACATTCCTTTATGATATGAACAAATTGTACCATTATGGTTGTTACAACAACATGGCTTATTCATGATTTTCTCCTTATAAGTTTAGATTGTTTAGGACATAAAGATAATCTATAGAAAGCGATACCATAAGCATCTGCTAGGTCGAAAATGCATTTTTCGTATTCTCGACTTTTACTTCCTGGTTTCCAATCTTTTACTTTTACAGCATTTATTTCCTCTTTGTGATTTATAAGATAATTTTCAAATATAATTCGTACATCAGGAGGAAGTTTTGATACTATAGCATGTTTTAATCCAATCTTTCCTCCATACTTAATCTTCCATTCTTTTTGTTCAATTTTAGTTAAAAGAGTGGAACGCCAAGTAGCTACATTTATTATTCCGATAGAAATATCAGGGTATTCAACTTTTAATCTTGTTCTAACATACCATTGTATCCCCCAAAGTAAATCATTTGCTTTCCCTAAAGCATGAAAAGCTGCTCCTTCAAGAGCTACCCCATCAATGTGATTACTACCTACAGATTCAAAAAGTTCACGAATTTTTGCCCATTGATAATCAATTAATATTTCATTATCTATTTCAATAGGAGGAGTTATTAATTTAAATCCCACCATATTTCCGTTATTATCTAAAACAACTACTCCGGTTGATCTTTTACTCTGGTCCACTCCGACTATCATAATTCACCTCTAAATTCAAATAAGTAAAAACCAAACATTTTTCTTCCTTGGTAAACACAAGTGTAAACAGGAATTTTATCATTTGACACTTCTTCATCTGGGGGAACACAATATGCATTAATTTTAAATTCTGGAACAAAATCAATTACACCAGAATGAAAAGCATTATCTAGTGCTTCTATTATTTTTAACCATCCATTTATGCTGATACATACTAACATTAAAACAACCTCAATTGTTCAAATTCTTGTTGTTGACGGATATAATTCCAAACACAAACTTTTAATCCTTTTTTTCGTGCTTTAATTATCATATCTTTTGTGCCAGAAGATTTTCCATCCCATATAGCTATTAATGCGTCTGAATAGTCTGCCATATTTCCATTACGAATCATAGCAGCACTTTTCCCAATATGAACCCAATCATCTTTTGTAACAGGGAATCTTTTAATAGGAATATTATGGGTGACAGCCCATTGCTCCCCCAGAGTATCTATTCCTTTTGCACAACCAGAAACAACTTCTGTAATATCAAAATTAGATATTCTAATAGCTGCTAAAAGTTCACCATAACTATCACATTTTCTAGAACCAGCTATAATAGTTTTCAATGTTTTTTACCCCCATGTCTATTGGGTCTTGTTTCATTGTATTTCATTTTTTCTCGGATCATAAATTCAAGGTCCCATCCTTTATGCCCAAAATAATCAGCAATGCGGATTATTACGTCAGCAAGTTCTATAGCTTCTCCTTCAGGTTTATTATTTACTACATAATAATGAGGTTTATTATTTCTTATTTCTTCGGTTGCTTCTGCAATTTCAGTTACCATAAGCATATGATTTTCAAGATCAGAATTTGCAGGACTCCACCATCCTCTTTTTTTAGCTACTTCATGTGTCTCTTTTACTAATTGATTAAGTGATATACTAGATTTGGGTTGTTTTTCTAATTTATCCTTTGTTTGTATTTTATATTTTTCTTTTAATAGATCAATATATTTATGCAAACAATCCGAACAAGTAACTCTGTGAATATCAGTTGTATTTGGAGAATGTATTCCACAATTCCAATCACATAATTTTTCTTCCATAGGATAAATATGTACTATTTCAAGTTTAAAACTTTTTTCCATTTGTCTAGTATTTCCTTTCTGAGAAAGTATTGAAAATCGAACATCTGGCAGATATGAATGAACCCATCAATTGAAAATGATTTTTGAGGTCTTAATACAAGTTCAGGACAATTATGTAATGGTAATCTAACAAGCTTTAAATTTCTATTATATATTTCTTTTCCTTCTTGTGATTTAATAGCAAAATAACCTTTACTTTTAGGTGTGAGTTCTCCTTTAAGATATTTTATTGCAGTTACTTCTCCTATTCCTTTTATCCCAGGAACTTCATCAGAATGACAACCTGCAAGAGCTTTTACATCAATCCATTCAAGAGGAGTAACCCCATATTCTGCACGAAACATTTCATAGGTATAAAGGTAATATTCTTTTTTGCTACCTACTTTTCTAGATTTTCTTATAAAAACACCTTCTTGAAGAAGTTGATACATATCTTCATCACCAGTCGCTATGATGAAGTCATCATTTGAATTGGCATATACTATTGAAGCAATGAGATCATCCCCTTCAAAACCAGATATTTTATAATTATTTACAGCACCTAATGTAGGCAATACTTCTTCATACAATAAATCAATTTGATGATAGGTTGCTTGATCTATCGCTAAATCCTCTTCAGTTTTAGTTTCTTTCAGGGTTCTTCTTTTCTCTTTATAAGCAGGAAATAGTTTTTGACGAAGAGATTTTGCCGAATCCCAAGTAAAAGCTATATCATGTGTATTATAGTCATGAGCCAATTTATACAATTGGTTGAGAAACCCAAAGATTATCCCCACTTGTTGTTCTTCATGGGTTAATCCTTTTAAATTATGTTTATTCTTGTGGGCTAAGGCATTTCCATCAATAATAATTTTCATATTACTTTACCTTTCCCCCATAATCTCTTATTTGCACCACCAACTTTTGTTTGATTATCAAATGATTGATACACATAGGTTATGTATTTAACGGTATGTTGTGCCAATAACCATACAGAATTATCTTTTATTTTTAATTTAAAAAATAAAGATTTTTTCACAAAGAAAGCGTTCCATTCAGTGACATAAGCAAGTTCATATCCTTTTTCTTTTCCAAGAGTTACTAAAGCAGTTAAAGAACTACCTAATGATTCTTGTATAGGATTTATAAAAGTTTCCCAAAAAGGAATAGTGGGATTAAATTCTATCATAACAACTCTAGGGTGGTACAAATTTGTATAACTCCATAAATGATAATCATCCCCATCAATATCAATTACAAGCAAATCAGGATTTTTAGGGCATGATGTTTGAGAAAGTTCTTGATCCATCGTGGAAACAACAAACGCATTTACACAGTGAATATTACCATTATTCTTATACTTTTCCTGTAATTGTCTGAATCTTCTATGATTATTTTCTATTTGAACACTATTCCATCCTTGATTATTAATCAAATTCCAAGTATTACTTAGATGATAACCATTTCCTGCACCAATTTCAATACACCATTTATTAATAGGTTTAATTACAGAGAAGATGGCAGCTATAATACCATCTTCCCCACGTTGACTTGTTACATTGTATTTTTCATTGTCTAACCAATTCATAATTATCTCTTAATAAATTGAAATATTTGATATGTCCAAAATATCATACACCAAATAAATATGATTACACATATCCAATATTTCCAATTATTCATAATAATCCTATTGAACTAATTTAAGCCCAGGAATATCACTTGTTTCTTGCCGATAGAATTTTTCAAATTCTTTATCTTCATTCAAATAAGAAAATAAAATTACATCTGAAACAATCAAACTTGATGGGTTCCCTATAAATTTTGCAAGACTTACTTTTTGATCATTTACAAACACCATTCTTGGTTTTACAATAATTTTAGGATTATCAGAATCTATTAAACCTACAAGCAAAATATTTTCAATTTTAATAAATGTAAGTTTTGATTGAGCCATTTTATCTCCTTTTTGGAACTCGTGAAATTTTAAATTTTTCTTGAATTTCTCTCCAAAGAGCAATTGTTCTTAATTTCAATTTTCGTTGATATTTCATTTGTTCAATATATTCAATAGAATTTTCCATTGATACATAAGTTTTATCAATGCAATTATATGATGATTCTTTGGTCATATCTTTATACCATTGAAGTTGATCACGAAGATCATCAACACCGTATCCAAAAATAACAGAGAGAGGGCAACTTCTATAAGGAATATCTAAAGAACTTTTTGCAACAAAACATTCACTCTGAATCCCAATGATTTGTTCTACTTCAACACCACTTGCAAGTTTGACTTTCTTTGTTATCTTTGATTTAGGGAATCCTGGTTTAACTTGAATCCTTAATGAAGCATAAAAAGGAATACCAAATCCTCCTGGGGTAGTAGTTTTTCCTCCTTCACCTGTTCGTATTTGATTTGAGAAAGCAATAAGCCATTGATTTCTTGCAACTAATCGACAAGTTTTTCTGAGCCCTTCGGAAAATTCTTTGGCTCTCCTCATACCCATTTTATCCCCTTCATCCTTATCCATTTCAAGATCAGTTGATAATGCTGCTATGGAATCAGAACAAAGGAGATTAATTGCAGAAGGATTGGCAGGAGCCCACGGCCAGATAAAATCAGTAAACATTGACGATACAGTATCAGGACGATAATACTCAAATTCTTTTTCAATGTTTACTCCGTAAATACGAGAATATTCATGGTCAAGACGTGCTTCAGGGTCACAAAAGCGAACTGTACCTCCTCTATTTTGTGCGGATGCAGCTAATTCTGAAAGAAGGGCAGTTTTACCTGCCCCTGAAGGACCGAAATATTCCATAAACATGCCACCTGGAATACCTCCTTCATCATTCACACCTCCAGATATAATCAAATCCAAAAGTGTAGATCCTGAAGGAATAACTTTTTTTACATTCATACTCTTCTGAATCAAAGTAAGTTCGGAAGCGGTTTCTTCTTCAAGAGGATTCTTAATTGCTTCCTTCACTTGTTCTGTAATTGTGGATGATCTTTTGATTAATGGCATAACTATTTCTTACTGACCAGGACGACGGCGAAGTTGGCGACCTGGGGGCAATGAATCAGTTACATTTTTTGTCGGTGTAACAGGGTCTATAGGGGCAGCAGAGGGTTCAGGTTCAGATTGATGTTCTAATGCTGCACGGCGACGAGCAAGAGGAGAATCTACTTTTGGTGCTGCTGCTTTCTCTGCTGCTACCTTTTCTGCTGCTGCAAGTTCAAGTTCAAAAGCTTGAAATTCTTTTTCACATTCAGCAAGATCAGGACATTTTTCACATACTTCAAATTTACCAAAATCTTCGGGGGGATTGCCTGGACATTCAAAAGTACCAGCATCATGATCGTGACTTACAGGATCAGTAACATCTTCATTCTGTGAATTATCAGGTAATACTTCCGTAGTAATTACTCTATCTCCATCAGATTCATCAAATGAACTACCCCAATGTGCTTTGTAAACTTCAGCATATGTTGGGATATAAATCATATCATCCAAAGAATGGGCAGAATCAAGCAAAGCATCAGAAATAGGTTCTGTTCTGTCATGGAAAGCAAATGCTGTGTAACTGGTATTTGTAGCCCCACTTCCTTTTTTACGGAAGAAGACAGTTTTACCTACATCAGAATCAGAGAAAAGAATAAACCCACCTGAACGAGGAATTTTGGCAAGTTCCGCAAGATATTTCTCAAATAACCAATGAGCAACATCAAAAAGTTGTATCCCTTTTGCTACTTCTGTATTATTATCAAGACACACAATGTTGTAAATAACTCTGCGGGTAGGATTGAGAGATTTAACAAAATCCTCATTGTAATTATCTTTTTTACGTTCTTCCGCTTGATGTTCACAAATCGGACATGCTTTACCATAACTACGGGCAAGACAAATAAAGTTATCTTCTGTTACACCAACTTTTCTATGTACCCATATATCAAGATTATACGCCCATTTTCCTGCTTTTCCATTGGGATTATTAGGTCCCCCAATGTAAGGAATAATGTTAATAAAATGCTCATCTTCAGCACATTTCCACCATTTTGCATTGGTCATTTTTTCTTTAGTGAAAATAGATTTGAATCGACCTGAATCGTCCCGATTATTATATGATTCGGCAATTCTCTCTCCCATTTCTTTCTTCATTTCTGCACGCCGTTCCGATGGTTTCATAAAGTTCTCCTTTTGTTATGTGTTAAAGATTTTTTGATTCCTAATCCAAATAAACGTCCTGCACAATATAAAACAAGCAAAAGAATAATCATTCCAATCATTATAAAAATAAATAATTCAAAAGGTGTCATTTTAAACCCCTACTTTTCTTTTAAGCAAACGTGAGTTTTTTTCCATTCCTTCTGTTTGAGCATTACTCGCAGCTTCAGATACTAAATTATCGTATCCTGAACCAATTTTTTTATTTCCTGACCAATATCCATTACTATGAAGTTTAATTAAATTTCCTATCATTCTGTCCCTATGCTCAAAACTATCTCTTGCCACCATTAAAATATTTACATCATGTTGCGCTGTTTGAAACTTTTCATTAGCTGTAACATATTTTTCATGTGTCGAAATTGTTGAATTAATAAAACTTTCTGTTGGCGCTTTATCGGGTTTTTGCCACCCAAACTTACTCGGTGTTTCTCTGATTTCTTGATCACATTCACCCCTTATTAATGACAAATTATCTTTTAGATTATCTCTGATAAATACAGCATCAGCCCACTTTAGCCCCCATTCTGCAACTAGTTCTGCATGTTGTAGACATACATCATCTAATGCATATTGGTCGATCTTTAAATCATCTCGGAAATTATGTTCCATGTTTTCTCTCTCTTTCTATTATAATAACATATATTTATAAAATCTGTAATTATACTTTTTGGTCTACTAACCAAGTTGATAAGTAATCTGCCGAAATGAGTAAAGATACAAGGGGAACATCTAATGTAGCTTGACTAAATGCTGCACCTGTAGGATAGAAAAAATGTGTACCTCCTTCAAATGAACCAAGATGCCATCGAATTGCAAGTGCTTCAATATCTGTTAGGTCTATGAATTTTTGAAGAAGATAAACAGATTTTTCCCCATGACCTAAAGGAAGTTCTTCTTTTACTTTCCATGAAGTTTCAAACTTCGGAAATTCCCCTTCTCCTTTTTTTAAGAAATCAATCACTTTTGTTACATAAAATTTAGTTAATTCTCTCATAGGTATATTATAATTATTTTCTGACTTATTAAGTAAATCCTTAAGATATTTGATTTGTGGTTCTGTAGCAGGTTCAGAATCTTCAATGTATGTATTGATTTTACATACATCATGAAGGCTACTTACAATTATTAAGGTGTCTCTTGTATATAAATCTTGGTGTTCCATATAATTTTCATATAGTAAACATAAAGAATCATATACATTTAAGGAATGATCTGCAAGCCCTCCTGAATAATTACCATGTCCTTTTACAGAAGCAGGTGCCGTGAAAAAATCAGATTCAGAAAGCCAATGAATTAACTCCTGAATACCATCACGTTTAATTGAATCTAAAAGATTTAATATTTCCAATTTAGTGGCTGGCATTAAGCATCTCCTTATTTGCAATTTTATAACTCCAATCGAAGCATATTAAACACAGCATTTCAGATTCAAAATCAATGTCCCATATAATCTCAGAAAGCTGACGAGGTTCATAGTAATAACCACATACTTTACATGGACGTAACATTTAGTGTTTTCCTTTTCCATTTTTTGGAATTACAGTATCAATATCTTTACCAGTTTCATTTTTTAATTTGTCTTTCAAAAAAGAAAAACATGAAGGACACGATTGCAAGTCATTATACATTCTTACATCATAAAGTGGCCCCACATGATGGCAAACAAAACATTGATACAGAGGTCCTTTTATTTCGGTCATTTTAGGCTCCTTAAAACGGTATGTCATCGTCTGCATTAAATACTGGTAAGGTATTTAAATCACGATCCTTTGTTGATTCCCTTCTTTGTAGGCTTACAGAATTTAAAGCATCAAAAATGACCTTTCTGAATCCTAATTCTTTATATGTTTCATCATCATAAATAGGGTTTTGCATGAGGCCTTTAAGCCAGTAATATGCTTCAAGGTTCTTTGTTAAATCTATTTGAAGAACAACATTTACAGGTAGCTTATCCATTTTGTCTCTTTAAAACAACATGTCCATTTCTTTTTTCTTTCATAAAAGTAACTTCCCATGCATATATTTTCATAGATTTAAGGCATCTTTTACAAGTGACTTCATCTGGATTAGTTGTCATATTTTGAATTTGAGCAACAAGAAATCCACAAAAAGTAAAAAATTTATGCATAAAGTGAGCATAGTGCATCTTTACTGGTTCGTATTTCATAATTACACCTCATTAATTTATTTTACACCTTACTTGCGTAATAGCAGGCGTTTGTTAACCCAGGCATCTTAGTATACATAAAATTTTCTGAAAAACAATCATTTATTTCTATGGCACGTTTAATAGTTTCAGGAGAAGATTTAGGATTCCATATAATCTTTTGCATGTATCCCATAATACTATATCGAAGTCCTTCAGCATCGTCAGGAAGATTAGGGAGAATTGCTTGAATATCTTTCCATCTATTTTCTCTTGTATCAATAAGTAAACGACACAACTCAATACTTGCAGATTTCGTTGCTGAAGCTTCGGAGATTGCCCTGAGAGCGTCGTCCTCATTCATAATGTCGATAACACTGTCAAGCAAAACTAGGGCATTTCGAGGGCATCCTTCAGCATTTTTAACAATCTCATTTATTACAGAGGTAGGAAAATCTGTAATGCCTTCTGATTTAATCGTATCTATTAAAAATTTTGTCATTAAAGGAGAAGGTAAAGATTTTACTTCAAATTTCATACATCGAGAAATGACAGTATCTAAAAGTTTATCTGGTTCAGTAGTGCAAAGGGCAAAGTAAACATGCTTTGGGGGAGGTTCTAAAACTTTTAATAATGCATTTTGAGCACCTTGATTTCCCTTGGTCATACAGTGGGCCTCGTCAAGGATATACATTTTATTTTTCCCAGATAAAGGACCAAATTGAGAATTTTCAGTTATCTCCCTGATGGTGTCAATACCATTTGTTTGTGCCATATTGTATTCATATATAGCATCAGAATTACAACCTGCCATTGTTGCGTAAATTCTAGCTAGTGTAGTTTTTCCACATCCTCTAGGACCTATAAATAACATAACATGAGGTTTATCTTGTTCTCTTGTAAGAACAGAAAATAAAGATTCTTTAATTCCTTCATTTCCTACGAATTGATCAAGTGTTGTAGGTCTTTTGTCTATATGAAAAGACATTAATTTACTCCTTTAAGAGGGTACCAATGAGGTCTTGTTTCAAGATCAAGAGTTCTATTTTCTCCATTAAAATTATTTTTACAATATGGTATTTTACAGAGAATGCCTGGATTATTACAATAATATTTACCCCCAGCTGTTCTGTATTTCCAATCACATTCACCACAATTATTTGTGATTGTGATTACAGCATCTTTAGGAACTTCGTCAATATATGCTGAATAATTAGTCTCAGGGGAATCATTATCTTCACATTCTACAATAAATCGTTTCATATTTACCTCTTATTATAAGTATAGCATACATTTATGAAACCTTAAATTAATCTTCTCTTGTTTCTTCTTTACTTCCCCAAGGTTTATCAATTTCTGTTTCCTCCCATTCTATTAAAAGAGGAACAACTAACCATTTAAAATGTTCTCTTATATCAAGAGTTGCAATTTGATTACTCATTTTCATTAATTTTTGTTTTTCAAGGGGAAAAAGATCAGTTAAACAACAATCATGTACCTGTCCATTCATTCTTGATATATATTTTTCTTCCTTCATTCTTTTATTTATTTCATTTATACTCCACATTAAACAATGAAAAGCAGTTCCTTGAACAGGGTAATTAACAACTTGGTTCTTTGAAAGATACCCTTGACATCTAAATCCAAACATTTGTTCAATATAACCAAGTCTTACATAATCTGCCAATGATTTTTCTTGCCATTGTTTAACTGCTTTATATTTAAACCAAAACCGTTCTTCTACTTTTTTAAGGTGTGTTTCAAATTCTTCATAGGCATTTGCTTTTGTTTTGATAACACCTACAGCTTGTAAATGTTCAAACACAGTAATACCTTCATAACAAATCATTTTCATACACTTAGAAAAAAGATTCCTTGCACAGGATTTATAATATGAATTATAAAATTCAGGAAATGTAAATCCATTCTTTGCTTCAAATCTCAAATCTTTTGCAAAAGGTTTCTTAGGTATTTTGTCCCATAAATCATCACTAAATTTAAATATTTCTATAGCATTATCTCTATGCATATCTGTGTTAGGATCAAATATATATGCCATTAATGTTGGACATTGTGTATAACATGCTATGATACGAACTTCCATTGCCCCATAATCCCAATCAATTAATTGATTACCAGAAGAAGGCATAATCCCAGAACGTATAATCTGTTTTGCTTCTTCATCTCTAACTGGAATATTCTGGAAGTTAGGATCATGACTCTCTCCGCGGTATGTTACCGGGATATGAAAATCAAAGAAAGGTCTCATTCTTTCATCATCATCTATTTCACGGAGAAATTGACCTAAATAAGTACCTTGAATTTTTTCAAGTTGAGCAATTTTCGTTATTTCTTTTGCAATTGGTGTATCTAAATCAGCAAGAACACTTGCATCTGTGGATTCTTTTTCTCCTGGGGTAAATTTACTTGGTGATAATCCTAGTACAGTAAAAAAGAGTTCTCGCAAATCATAGTCAGAACCAAAATTAATTGGTCTATGTTTGAATTGTTCATATTTAATAGCTTCAGGGAATTTATATAAATTATTTTTCATTTCTGCAATTCTTTCAGTCAATGTGACATCTTGAATAATATAATACTCCTTATCCATATTAATGCCATTCTCTTGAATATCGCAAAGAGTAACAAGTCCTTCTTGCACAAATTCTCTAGCTTGTTGCATTTTAGGATATTTTTTTAATTCTTCCTCTTGTTCTTCTTGTAATCTAAACGTAAGGAGACTATCAATTCCATTGTATAACAAAAGATCATTGATAGGTGCATCCATGATTCTATTAAACGGAGTATTCTTATTTTCTGATTTAAGGAATTTTTCAATTTTTGCATCATAATCAGGTATCCCCCATCGTACCATTGCTTGAAATTTTAACCCCGTAAATTCTTTACGATTATCAAGTATGTGGGCACAATTCATAGTACACCACCATTTACTCTCAATATCAATCCCAAATATTTCTCTAGTCCACATATCCTCAAATTTTGAATTTGAAGTGTAAATTCCATAATTTAAAGTAAATTGTTCTATTTCAGGTACAATAGCACAATATATTTTTTCTTCTGAATAATTAGGAACAATTTCTTTAATAGTCCAACCTAAAGAAGAATCTTTTGTAATTATTATCATCCAATAAGGGGATTTTTTGGGATAACTAGAAAACCTTGAAGAAATATGTTCGGAAAATCCAGTACAATACCACCCTCCGAGTGAGGCATTGTTTTTTAACCATTCTGCTGCTTTTTTATTAAATGTAGTAATTACCCTAGATTCCCCCGCTGTACTATCAGTACCGTCTAATAATTGCCAACCTTCAATAAAATTAGCAATATAATCTGCATTACAAGAAATAGGCAGTTCTTTCATTGGTGTAGTATGTTTGTAACATTGTACTACAGGATCTCCATTAGCATTTTTAGGATAAGTATAATGGGGAAAAGAATCTTTATATTTTTCTTTCCAACCACATAATCTGATATTATGGAAATAATTCCATTTAGATTCTCCACAGTAACTACCATCTGCAAAAATTAAACCATGTCTAAAAGCATCTGATTTTTCATTAATGATAAATTTGGGTAATTCCGCTACAATTCGATCTTTTCGTTTTAAATCTTTTGTAATAATATTTTCTTTTCTTTCAAAAAAAGAAAAATTAGGTTTTGTAGTATATTGAGTTGTTTTATATCTATCAATAAACCACCGATGATTTTCTGTAACTAATATTTCATGTTTAATATTTGACATGCTTCTATGACTAGGACCAATTACAAGTTTAGTTAATTTTGCTTTACCAAATAATTTAATTTCTCCTTCTTTCCATCCTTGTTTGGTCCATATTTGTTGTTTAGTATTTACTGTCTCTTCAAATGTTTTAATTCCTTCATTTGTTAAATATTGTGTATTTCCAGAAAAACAATTATGCATTATTTTCTTTATTTTAGGATTAAGAAGTATCTGAATCCACAAATCACAAATTTCATTAATTTGATCGTTTGTGAAATACATATTATTTCTATATTGATAAGGAAATGAATAAGCCTTATCGTAATCATAACAAAAAGATATAGTTGTTATTCTGTGTTCTTTTCGATATGGTTTCTTTCCTGTAGTCTCATAATCAAATGCAAACTTTTCAGGTTGTAATTTAATTACCTTAAGAAGTTCTTTTTTTATACTATCAAAATCTTTGAGGATTGTTATGCATTTATTGACATTAACGATTTCAGGTGGGTCTGTGAATTGTGAACATTTAATAAGGAATGATATATCTTTTTCAAATGTTGATTTAAGATGGTTATCTTTTTCTTTTTTGAGTATATCAAGAGGACTAAATGTAGCAGTTACCCATACTTGACGTTCAGGATCAGGAATACAAATCTTTCTAAATCGAATTGCAGATGTATTTGATTCTCTTTCCATCCAATATGAAGTAATTGCAATATCACCTAATAACCATATATGTATAGGTTTAAGATCAGCAATAACTTTCATTAATCTAGGTTTACAACACTTAATTTCTTTTCGGGTTACTTCTTTTGCTTTTCCTTTTGTATCTTTACCAGGATAACAACTTACAGCATCAATATACCAACAATCTTCATCAGCATCAATACCTTTCTTTTGTAATTCTTTTTTAAGCAATTCTCCTACTTCTCCTGAAGCAGGTATTCCGGATGTGTCAACTCCTTCACTAGGATGAGAACCTACGATAAGTATTTTCTTTTTTCCTTTTCCAATATAAGACATACGAGGATGTTTGCAATGTTGATATAGCCTACATTCTTCGCACTCACCTGAAGAAGGCCCATTAATACCACAAGTGTTTAACTGTTCAAGGGTAAAGAAACCCTTTATGATTGTCATTTATATTATTCCATGATGAATATCATATAAATAAATTATGCTGGCATCTTTTTTACTACTTTTTAAATTTAAAGAAATAGAATTACCAAATACTTTTACTGTGTTAGTGTCATATTCACCTGCACTTACTGGTTTATATCCTTTGCCTTCTTCATGAGAAGTAAACATTTCTGCTATTCCTACATGAGTAATAGGTTCAAAAAATAAAATAGGACGATAGTACATACCTTTTTTAAACATTACATATTTTAAAATCATTTATCATCCTTTCATAAATTACTTGAGTAGCAAAGGAAGTTGCGAGTCGGGACCTTCCCAACAAGCTAATTTATCAGCAAACTAAACGAGAGGTTATCCTGCCTTATTCTGATAAATATTTTTCCTTCCTTTGCTACCAATCGAATTACTTAGCAGAGCATCAATCTTTCATTAGAGTAACTAGCCCCAAGTCTTTATAGAAAAGTTGGCACTTCTCTTGTCGGACTTCTACCGACACTAAGTAATATTAAACTTCTGGCAAAACAAGTAAATGATAGAAATTGGAGCTAACAAACATTCCTTTTCCGTCAAGTAAAACAAATTGGGTTGCTTTTTTAAGCACCTGACTTAAAAATATTGGGTTAATCAAAAATGTAAATGCTTCTCCTTCATAATCAGATTCAACAGTTTTGATTATTTCCCCACGTTCTTTTTCAGCTTTACAAACTATTTTCCCTTTTTCAACAGTAACAGAAATGCATTTATTGACTTCTTCTTCACCTTCTGCAAATGAAATTATTGCTTCCACATTCTCTCTGAGATTTGTCGGAAATTCTAATGTTACAGGGGCATCTTCAAATAAACCATTAAGCAAATCAAAAGGGTATTCCCCTTTCATTATTTTACAATTGAAAATTACACCTTCTTTGGAACGAAAATGAGCCCAATTTTCAGAAATCCCATATTCAATAGGTTGATAGTTAATCAGACTTATTACATCTCTTACTGGTAAAAGTAGTTCTTTCATTTCCTTTTCCATAATATATGTACTTACACGAATATTATCAGTTGTATAAAGTCCGTCTTTTCTAATAGCACAACAAGATTTTACTCCTGATGATAAGTCTTTTGATGCTGAAAAAGCACATAAATATAAACCATCTGAAAAATCACTAGGTAAAGTTTGCCAAAATCCTTTACCAATCATTGATTGTTTAATATTTTCAATCATGGGGGTAATCATTGCAGTTTCCCCAACAATTGTTGATAACTTTGCTTTTGTACTTTTGGATTTAATTTTAATACTATCATCTTCCAAAGTAATTTCAAATTCTGATTCTGAAATCTTATCCACAATTTTATAAAAATCATCTCCTTTAACTGAAAATTCAATATCACTTTCAAAGGGATGAATTATACATACTCTATCGTTAAATGTAGCTATATCTGTTTTGGTAAAAATAAAATGACTGGCTTGTTCCACAATTTCTTTTTTTGCTAAACCAGGTCTTACTTTTGTTAAAATAGAAAGTAAATTTAATTTTTGTACCTTCATGGATTCTCCTTTTCTTCTTTGAGTATATCTAAAACAGTTTGGCAATGTTTGATGTAATAAAAAGTAACCAAACGATGATAAGGTTTACTTTTACCATGAAGATTATCCCTAAATATTTTTTCTTTCCCTGGAGAAACAAGTTGTGGGAAATTGCCCGATAAGTACAGTATCATAAACAAGAATCCTTTTCCCACATAACACCTGCATTATTTTCATTATCTTCTGATACTGTAACACGAATCCATAACAGTTTAGGATCCAATCTATGAAGTTCATCCACGATTATATCAGCAATCATTTCACAGGATTTACTACCCAATTCATACATGCCATTATTACCCATAAAGAATTTAGCATGAATTATTTCATCTAACTGTTCTTTTACCATGAAAAATTCAAGCTGCCTATCATCATGGGCAACAGGCAAAGTTGCTGTCACATAAAAAATATGTCGATGAGGATATTGAAGAAATCTTACCTCTTCAATTGGACATTTACTCCAATTATGTAACCCTACAAATTGTGTTTGTACGGAAATATAACTGTGTTTCATATTATCTCCTAAAATAAAGTTCTTACTTTTGATTTTCGTATCCAAGGCCAAGGCCAAGACGGTAATGAAGCTTCTAAATCCATATAAAATTGAATATTTAATTGATCACGCAATTCATGACTATTGGATAATCCTTCTTCAATAATTACTTCAACAAGGTTTTCTTTTTTATTACACCAATGTTCTTTTTCTTGTAATTTATAATCATCAGGTACTGTTTTAAATTCTGAACTTCCTATAATAAAACCTTTTTCTTCAAAGTAATCATAGAAATAATCTTGGTGCATACCCACAAAGTTCTCGAAATGACCTTGACTACTTTTCTTTACTTCCCTTGAAGTTACAAATGTGATATATGGTGATTCAGAGTAAATATATTTATTCATTTTCTTTCGTGGGATAACAACTGCCCCATATTTACCAAATTGTATCCAACTAGTACTATCAACTGAATACCAAGGATATCGAGTTAATAGTGAAGGGGAAGTCATGGCAAAACCATGAAGTTTATGAGTAGGTAGATAATCAGGTGATTTACAAACAAGAGAAAATACAGGATCACCCATAGTAGTTATCCATTGTGATTTTACTTGTTCTTGACCTAATCCACCTACACCAATATAATCATAATTATCAAGATATTTTTTGAACCATTTAAAATCTTCACCTGTATGAAAGACAGGCATTGGGTTTAATTTATGATGATCTTCAAGATATTTTTGCACTTTCCATGTCAATTCAGAATTATGTATTACATCCACATTTACATAAACAGTAATTAAGGATTGATTTTTCTTAATAAAATCTGCATATTCATCCACATATTTCCAAAATTCATCAGATTCATAGTAAGACCAATCTATAGGAACTTTTCCCATTACTTCTCGTTTATATAGACTATGAGCCCCTGAATCAAGAAAGATTTTATCCATTCTTTATTTCTCGAATCATATTAGGAATAGTTTCTGCACCGTTTGCTAGAAATTTTGCTTTTAAATCAATTGGTCCAGTATACCATTCACAATTACTGATATACTTTATATAGATAGTTAATGCATTAATAGCATCATCGTAAGAACAAAATCTAAATTCCCTAGGATACATTTCAACATAACTTAATCTATCAGGCACAAGAGGAATACAATCACAAAGGACTGCTTCTTGCATTGCTATACCCCAAGTTTCTTGATCTGCAAAAGATACTGCTATCTTTGATCTGTTCAATAATTCGTAATATTCCTGCTTATTAGAGCAAACATCCTTGCTTCTAACGAACGACCAATCTTTAAATGTGTCTTTGAGTTCATCAGCTAATTTGTCAAATAGGTGGGGATTCTTTTCAGAATCAAGTCTATGTGGAAACACTACAATATTTTCTTTCTCTTGTTGTTTGAACAGAATAGGTTTAATAGGGAAACCTGTTACTTTAATTTTATCAGGATTAACTACTCTATGAGAAAGAATTAAATTTTTATGAAAATTTGTAGCAACAAATATTTGATCTATAATTTTAAACCATCCATGTTCTATAGGACATGCCCATATTTGCATGCCTTTTTTACTTAAAAAATCATGTTCATCCCATGTTCCTGCATGTAAACACCCTGTTATTTTAAATTTGATTCCTAAAGCATCTCGCATATAAGCCAACATCTCAATGCCAGGAAACCAAAGATCAAGAAACAGAAATGTGTCACCGTCTTTTATAAACCCTAAATGAATAAGTTTACTTATTTCTGCAAGCTGTTTGGCTTTGTAATAGTTTGTTCCGCAAACATCAAGAAATGACCCTTGCTCAATTGTTGAAGTTAATGGTTCAGGATTAATAACAGTA